TAGTGATGGAAGAGTTTCCTGAGATGTTCATGGACGACAAGCTTTCTGCATTCATCTATTCAGATAATAGAACTTGGAAGATATCAGAGACTACGCATGACAGCTCATTCAATCCTAAGCACAAGAGATGGATGCCTGACAAGTTTATATTTGTTAGCTCTTACAACTCATTCCAATACATAGACTTAGATGTACCTACAGAAGTAATTGAATATCCTATTGATAAGAAGGTTAGAAATAAAGTAGAAAGACAAAAAGACTATGGCTTAGATCCTGAATACAAACACTTTGTAACTGTAGGACTATTTACACCTAGAAAGAATCAAGCTTATGCATTTCAACTAGCAGAAAGACTTAAGAACTATAAGGTGAAGTTTCACTTCCTAGGTAACCAAGCAGGTAACTTTGAGAATTATTGGAAGCCACTGATGGCTAATAAACCAAACAACTGTGTTGTCTGGGGAGAGCGTGATGATGTAAGTGACTTCTTAAAAGCATGTGATGTATTCTTCTTTCCATCAAAGGGAGATAGAGGTAACAAGGAGTTAAATCCTATTGCTATTAAAGAAGCCATGGAATATGATGACTTGATCAAAGTGATGTATAATCTAGATGTATACTGTAACAAATATAACAATGAAGAGAACATGGTTTATTTAACTGGAGATCTTGGTAGTGATGCTACCAATATTATCAAAAAATTAAACTTAGATGTAATGGAAGAAGAGTGTATCATCTTAGGCACCTATCCAAACATTAAGGATAGGATTCAATGGACTAAGGATACTATCAATAGTCTTAAACCATTGGGTAGAAAGATTATACTAGTGTCTCACTATCCTGTAGATATAGACATTCAAAACATGGTGGATTGTTATATATACGATGTGCATAATCCTTTGACTCATCACAGTTATTACACCAGGTTTTACAATGACAGACCAGACTACTTTGCTGAGATCAACATCAATGGATTGAAGAATAGTAACCAGTCATTGACTGTCTTAACTAATATATTTAATGCAGCTAAGGTTGCTAAAGAGCTTGGGTTTAAGAGGTTCTTCTATACTACATATGATGTTGTATTAGATCCTAGAGATATCCCTGCAGTAAATGATGCATTCAGAACAGATAAAAAGTTATATGCTGCTACCCTACCCACTCCACAGGGTAAGGGAATTCAGACCAATGGTATTATGTTTGACACAGACTTCTTCTTGAAAGAGTTTGATGATGTGCGTACACCAGAAGAATGGAACGAAGTGTGTAAGAGAAGAAGATGTGAGAACTATCTAGAAGACTATTTGTCAAAGGTTATCTTTAGCTTCAACCCAAATGATATACAGTTAGTTACTAATGATAAGGATACCTTGTTAGTTCACAGTGGATTAGGTGTAGCATCAAATAGTGAGTATTATTCTATCATCCCTGTTGTTGGAAAACCAAACAATTATGTGTTCTACTTCTTTACATATAACAGAGACTATAGAAACATCTATGTATCTATTGAAGATTACATGTGGAAAAGAATAATACCAGCTAAGAACCATGAACTTGTTTATCAGTTTGAATTCAAAGGAGATCCTATAGATATTAAAATGGATTTTTATGATGGAGATGTTCAATATAAGTTGGAAGAGTTTAAGCTGACCAAAGATAACTTACATAAGTACCAACACACAGGAAAGTTTGAATGGAAGAACGAAAGACCTAAGATTAAATTAGTTCATATACAAACCACATTAAATGATGAAAGAGAACAACAAAGTAGAGCATCCCTTGAAAGAGTCAAAGACCATGGCTGGGAATATGTCATACAGTTTAACGAGCCCTATAAGTCATTACCACCCAAGCATAACTGTCTCAGACCAGATTGTGTTTCAATGGAACTCTTCAATGAGCAACAAATTCAACAGTATGGCACTGCACTTACCCCAGCACATTATGGATGCTACGAAGCATTTAAGAATGCCATCTTAACAGAGTTTCATGATTGTGACTTCTTAATGGTGTGTGAAGGAGATTGTATCATTGAGACAGACATACACTTTTTCGTACGAAAAGTTGAGGAATGTGCACACTTATTGGTACCAAACAACATAAACTATATGTCTTTTGGAGATGCTGATACACTAGAACATGGCTGGCCACAATCACCTATTGTTAAAGATATCAATAATGAAATGTATGTAACCAATCATATCATTGGTTTACAATCTATTATGTTTCCAAAAGAGGCAGCTAAGTTTTTAAAGAACAACTTAAGAACACACAAATGGGATGCTGCTGATATGTATTTTAATAGTATCTTTGCAGGGCCTCAAATGGGAATGGTTAAGAAAAGACTTACTACCCAAGCAGATGGATTTTCTTTAATAGACAATACACATAAATCATTCAGAAAGAAATGACAATAGATGTAATCATATTAACAGATAGCACTAATGTGGCTCTGACACAACGTACAATAGATACATTGCATGATAGTGAGATTGACTTTAGGTTTCGTGTGCAATTAGTAGACTCAGGTACACAAGATCCAAATAGGTATGCACGTATTCATAACTATATACATCCTGAGAATTCTTTTAACTACAACAAGTTTTTAAACATAGCATTTACATATTGCCAAGGTGATTGGGTGGTTATATCTAATGATGATGTAGCTTATGAAAGATGGTGGTTCTCAGAGATGATGAAGGTACATGACTACAGAGAAGACATAGAAGCATTCTCTCCTAAAGACCCATTGTTATATGCTAGATGGTTCCCTAATCATTTTGTAGGAACTGATAGTAAGTATCATGAATCTTATGCTGTGACAGAAGCATTACAAGGTTGGTGTACAGTGATTAAGAAGTCTGCACTAGATAAGATCTTACCATTTGATGAGTTGTTTGATATGTACTATCAAGACAACGACTATGCAGAAAGACTAAAGCAGGCTGGTATTAAACATGCTCTTGTAAGACATTCTATTGTCTGTCATATGGAAACATTAAATGTGGGAGGTATGAGTGAAGAGAAAGAAAGGAAGTTTAGAATTGATGAAATTAAATTTAGAACCAAATGGAACCAATAAAATCAGTACATGTAGCAACAGGACTAATCACCATACCACCAAATGGATGGGGAGCTGTTGAAAGGCTTACATGGGAATATAAGGTTGCCCTTGAGAAACAAGGACATGTTGTAGATGTTAAATATATGAATGACTTAGAGAAATGGCCTAACACAATTGTTCATGCTCATTTAGCTAATCAAGCTTTATATTGTAGAGATAAAGGTATACCTTATGTATACTCTCTACATGATCACCACACAGAATGGTATGGTAAAGATAGCTGGGTGTTTAAGCAAAACCTAGAGGCTATGAAGCATAGCATTATATCTTTTACGCATGCTGAATATCTTATAGATTACTTTGATGCTACAGATAAATTATTCTATCTACCACATGGGGCTAATACAGAATTCTTTACTCCTGACTATGCACCAAGACCACACTCTTTATTAATGTTAGCTAACAATGGATTAGCAGGTGATTCTGGATATGATAGAAAAGGATTTAGATTTGGTATAGAAGCAGCTAAGTTATTAAACCTACCTATTACAATAGCTGGGCATCCTGATAACAACAAGTTCTTTGAGATACATTCTGAGCTATTGGATTATCCAAAGTTAACTTTAAAGTTAACAAACCCTACAGATGATGAGACTAGAGAGTTATACAGATCTAGTACAATCTTTGTACATCCATCTATGCTAGAAGCAGGACATCCTAATCTAACATTGATGGAAGCTACAGCATGTGGAGTTCCTATTGTGGGAACTTATAGAGGTAGTAAACCTATCCCTGGTATGCATGTGATTAATAAAATTACAACAGAGTCTGTGGTAGATGGTATTGTAAATGTAATACACAACTATGAAGAACGTAGACAGGCTATATTAGATAGACGTGAAGAATATAGCTGGGACAATGTAGCTAAAATCTTGGCTAAGTATTATTATAACATACTGAAGATTAATGAAGGATATACATCAGACAGAACAAGACAATTATATATAAACGCATACAACAACTTATGAGAGTAGAAATGTTATCCATATCAGACTTTTACAATAACCCAGATGAGGTGAGAGCGTTTGCTATGAGTCAAGAATTTGGTGAGTCTGGTAACTATCCTGGTAGAAGAACTAAGTCTTTTCTAAATGATAGTATTAAACAAATAATACAAGATAATATTAGACCCTTTGCAGGTGATGTAGTTTGGTGGGGAGATGATAATTCAGGTGCTTTCCAATACACAACAGCACAAGATAGATCATGGATTCACAGTGATGGCACTACAAATTGGGCAGGTGTGTGCTATCTTACTCCTGATGCTCCTTTGTCTTCAGGCACAGGTATCTTTAGACACAAAGAAACAGGTCTTAAGAATTGGATATATACTGAACATACAGAAGAAGAAACAAAAACTGCAGCACCACATGTTGAAGGTATGGATTATACAAAGTGGGAGATGGTAGATAGAATAGGTAATGTATATAACAGACTTATTTTATATAGAGGTGACTTATTCCATGTATCTTTGGATTACTTTGGCAAAGATCTACAAGATGGTAGACTATTTCAAACATTCTTTTTTAATACAGAGAAATGATAACATATAACTTACACCATGTTAATGGTTTATACTTTGAACTAACAGGAGACGAAGGAAAAGATAGAGAGTATGATATACAGTTTGTAGATAGAAAAGGTAAGGTGGATGGTATGTTTACAGATCAACACATAACTATCTATGAAACAAAACTAAAGCCAGGAGCATGGGCTAGACTTAATAGAAAGTATCTATCTGACATAGCCATCTTTGTCAAATACCAAGGACGTACAGTTAAGCAAATCAACATATTAGATGAGGTGAAAGGAAAGAGAGTGTTTATATCTTTTGAAAGTAAATCATTAGGAGATAGCATTGCCTGGATGCCCTATTGTTTAAAGTTTAAAGAAGTGTATGATTGTCATGTTATTGTATCCACGTTCAGGAATGAACTATTCAAAGATGTATATCCTGAATTAGAGTTTGTAGGAAGAGGACAGTCTGTTCCTAATATAATTGCAATGATGGAGATTGGCTGGTATTGGGATGAATCAAAAGAACCTGTACATCCTGCCACTATACCATTACAACAGGCAGCTAGTAATATCTTGTGCTTAGAGCATGAAGAGTTACAGCCTAGGATTGCATTCACTCCTAAAGAAAGACCTGCAGTTAATGAATATATTTGTATCTCCACTAGATCTACAGCTCAGTGTAAGCACTGGTATTACTGGCCAGAACTAATACAAACACTAAAGATTAAAGGATATAGAGTGTTTGAACTATCTCAGGAAGCAGATGACTATGGAGCAGAGAAGTTAGAAGATACATCTCTTGAGAATGTAATGAACTATCTGTGGTATGCAGATACATACATAGGATTATCTAGTGGAATCAGTTGGCTCAATTGGGGATTAGGTAAGCAAGGAGTTATGATATCTAACTTCACAACAGAAGACCATGAGTTTCAAAACAACTGTATACGCATAACTAATAAGGATGTATGTAATGGATGTTGGAACAATCCTATGTTCAAGTTTAACAAAGGAGACTGGATGTGGTGTCCTGAAAATGAAAATACTCCTAGACATTTTGAATGTCATAAGAGTATTTCAGTAAATGATGTTATGTCTAAACTTCCTATTTAAAAGGAATTCCTCCTATCCACAATACCAATGATCTTCTCACTCCCTTTGTAACTGGTGTCACTCTGTGCATCATGTATGAAGGAAATATAAATACAACTCCTTTTCCTTTAGGTGCTTTATCTGCATTTTCAGGTGGACCACCTTTCCAATATTCTAATTCACCTCCTTCATATTCACTAGGATCAGATAATTGTACAGTGATGCTTATCTTTCTTCTTGATAACCAACCTGGTCCAAGATCTTGATGCCAATCATAATGTCCACCATCCTCAGCATGATATTCTGTATATTGAATATTATCTAATACACTATGTAAATCAAAGTTCCATAAAGATTTATTTGCTTCGACAATCATTCCCATTAATCTTGCATATACCCACTCCCACTTATCTTCTTGGGGAATCCATTTTATCTTTGATGATCTTACCTTCTTATCCTGAATATTATCATCTCCTGTCCCAGCATCCATAAAAGGAAGAGTGGCAACATCTTGATAAATTTGATTCAATGCATTATCATCAAATCCATGTTTAAACCAATAATAGTTTTGAACATCTATTTCTTTTTGAGGAAAGACTAATGTTTTGTTTTTCATATTAAATAATTAAGGGTACAAAGATAGTTAATCCTTGCACCCTTTCCAAAAATTGTTTTATTCTCCTATCTGACCTCCTGGTGAGTTTGGAAGTTTTGTAGGATCTACTTCTTCAGTGACTAGTCGATTAGGAAGTTGGAATGCTTCAAGTTCATCTTTCTCAAGCTTCTTAGCCATGTAATCATCCAACCTAGAGTTTATAAAATCTACAGGAAGAATAGCATCTAACCATGTAAATATTTGTTCCTGAGTGAGATTTTGATATTCTGTAAAGCTTGTAGGATTTGCAGGAGCTAATTTAAACTCACCAAAGTAATGAACATCATGTTGTATATCATTTACAATTTGCTTAAGACTTCTTCTGTAATAAACTTTCTTTATTACATTTGTTAATCCATCAGCAGACTTAGCTATCTTTAAATCCTGTATCCCCCATCTATATTCTTTTGACATAATTATATATTTTCTAAGTTACCTAAACGTGTTTCTAATGTTGCAATCTTGGCTTCTAAAGTTAAGACTCTTGCCTCTATAGCATCTACTTTCTGATCTTCTTCTTTCAAACCTTCTGTAAGTAAAGCTGTCATCTTATCATAAGCAATACCATATACATCTGTATCTTCATGATAATGTACAAACTCTGGCAATGTTTTCTCAACCTCTTGTGCTACAAAACCAATCTCTCTTCTCTTAGTAATATCTTCAATTCTGTTATAAGATACACCTTGTAAGCCTTTAAGTTTATCAAGAGAGTTTTCTAATGGAGCAAAGTTTTCTTTAAGTCTAACATCAGAAGTAGGTACAAAGGATACAGCAAACATATTATATGTAGCATAAGACTCTGATGTATAATACATTGTACCATTCGTAGTACAAGCAGCCCAGTTTACAGTGGTGCTTCCACGAATACCCCAACCATTGTTACCAGCACTATAATAATGTCCCCAGCTATAACTATTAGAATACAATCCATAATCACCACCAGCTGACATCAATTGATGATATACACCAGCTGTTGTTGTTTGATAACCAGCCCATCCATTATTAGCTGTTGTTGTTACAACAGAACCATATGTTTGTACACCTTGACTCAATCCACCAACAACACCTGTAGGTCCTTGTGGTCCTGTTGGTCCTGTTGGTCCTGGAGGCCCACCTGGACCTTGAGGTCCTTGTGGTCCTGTTGCACCTTGTGGTCCTTGTGCACCTTGAGGACCAGTAGGGCCTGGTCCACCTGTTGCACCTTGTGGTCCAGTTGCTCCTTGTGGTCCAGTTGGGCCAGGTCCACCTGTTGGACCTTGAGGACCTGTAGCTCCATTGGCTCCAGATGTACCTGATGAACCAGCCTTTCCAGAAGAGCCTGAAGAACCAGAAGAACCAGAAGATCCTGAAGTTCCAGAGCTTCCACTACTTCCTGAACTTCCACTTGATCCACTCGTACCACTTGTACCACTAGATGCACTAGTTCCAGATGATCCATTCTTTCCAGAACTACCATCTGTACCAGAAGAACCACTTGAAGCTGATGTACCAGAACTTCCATTAGTACCTGAAGAACCTGATGTTCCACTTGTTCCTGTTGTTCCACTTGTTCCACTAGAGCCATCTGTTCCACTTGAACCACTAGTTCCAGAAGAAGCAGAAGTACCACTAGTACCACTTGATCCATCAGTGCCAGACGATCCACTTGTACCAGATGAGCCATCAGTACCAGAAGTACCAGACGATCCATCAGTACCACTTGATCCACTAGAAGCAGATGTTCCACTAGACCCATCAGTGCCTGATGTACCTGATGTACCAGAGGAAGCTGACGTACCACTAGATGCTGAAGTTCCACTTGATCCTGACGTTCCTGAAGAACCATCAGTACCAGACGAACCATTAGTACCTGTAGTGCCAGATGTTCCACTCGTACCTGAAGTACCAGAAGATCCACTTATACCATTAAATTCAAAATAGAATTGATCATTATCATTAGGATCTGTACCACCTGATCCTAATTGTGTTACAGTGAATTCTTCAAATCCTGTTTGATTAGGAAGAAGAGCATCTATTCTTAAAATCTTGAATGTATTCTTATCACTAACATATACAAGTTTTATAATAGAGTTGTTCTGTAATGTATCTAGGTATGTACCAAAGTTTACGCTTGGAGAGTATGATTGATTGTCAATAGCAATTGCTGTTACGCTTGCTCCCCATGTTGCAGAGTTTAATCTAAAATATCCACTACCTGGGTCTGTGCTTGTATCTGTGTTTGTAGAGAATCTCCATATAGCAAGATTACCATCAATACCATCTGCACCACTAGTACCTGAAGATCCATCACCTCCAGCAGCACCACCTAAGTTTACATCCCATGCTGCATAAGTACCACTACCAGTAGTAGCAGTTACGTTTACAGACATTGCACCTGATCCAGAATTATAAGATATAATATCACCACCCATGCTATTGCTTAGATCATAAGCAAGAACTACAACCTGTCCCACTGTGTAAGATAAACCTGTACCAACAGTAAGATTCTTTGTACCTGTTCCTATTGCTAATGATGTAGTTGATGTTGTTTTATATAAGTCTCCAGAAAGACCTGCAGTACCTGCACTACCACTTGAACCAGAAGTTCCAGAGGAACCACTAGAAGCTGACGTACCAGATGAGCCACTTGTTGCACTTGTACCAGAAGAACCATCACTACCACTCGTACCTGATGTACCAGTAGTTCCTGCAGTTCCACTTGAGCCATCTGTTCCTGATGTACCACTAGATCCATCTGTTCCAGATGTGCCAGAAGATCCACTAGAAGCAGAAGTACCTGAGCTACCAGATGAACCACTTGATCCACTCGATCCACTTGTACCAGTAGATCCAGACGTAGCAGATGTTCCAGATGAACCATCAGTTCCTGAAGATCCACTTGTTCCTGAAGATGCTGATGTACCACTAGAGCCATCAGTGCCACTAGTACCTGCACTTCCACTTGTTCCTGAACTACCATCAGTTCCACTAGAACCTGAGGTTCCTGTTGAACCACTAGATCCAGCAGTTCCAGACGTACCACTTGTTCCATCCTCACCAGGAGCAGCTGAAGTTACAACAGTCCAACTAGTAAATGTACCAGCTCCTAAATAACTAACTGGTTCAAATATGAATTGTCCTGTTCCTGAATTATATGATACAACTTGACCAAACATATAGTTGTTCTCATCATGTATCACTTGGACATATTGTCCAGGAATAAACGTAAGACCTGTCTGAATGGTTATTGTAATGTTACTATAAGGCATTTTTATTTCTTTATTTATTTATTATTAAGGTGCAGTGGTTGTTGTAGTTGTAGTTCCTTCTGAAGGAGGTATAGTGATTGAATCTCCACTTGTACCAAGACTTGTTGTTGATGTTCCAGATGTACCTACAGTACCACTAGTTCCTGTTGTTCCTGCTGTACCTGTTGTTCCTGCTGTTCCAGAAGACCCATCAGTTCCACTAGTTCCACTCGTTCCACTCGTACCAGAACTTCCATCAGTGCCACTAGTGCCAGATGATCCATCACTACCAGAGCTAGCTGAAGTTCCAGATGATCCTGACGTACCTGCAGTACCTGATGTACCTGTGCTACCACTAGTACCTGCAGTGCCTGAGCTACCATCTGTACCTGATGTACCTGAGCTAGCACTTGTTCCAGAAGATCCAGAAGTTCCACTTGATGCAGAAGTACCAGATGTGCCAGTTGTTCCACTTGTACCAGATGTACCTGAAACAGCAACACCCACTTGCTTAGCAGTTAATATTATTGAAGGAGCAGCTGGAGATGCATAAGGAGAAACTTGTGCAGGTTTAGCAACAAGTTGAACTGTTGAATCAGCAGATGCAAAGACAAACTGTACATAATCATTAGCTTGTAGATTAAATATATAAGCAATAGTAGGAATGTATTCCACCTCTGTTTGCTGTATTTCTATAAATGAATTTGAATTAGCTACATCAAAGCCATTGATTCTAGGCCATATCTGTACCTCAGCAATTGGAGATGTTGTTTTACTAACCTGTGCTGAGAAGATGAATTCATATTGACCAGGATGTGAAACTGTTACTCTTGAGCTAGCCACTACAGAAATACCATAAGATAAACTTGTAGTGTCAAACGTCCATATTGTAGGAGTATTCACTCCAAGCAATGGTTGTGTTTGTGTACTAGAGAACTCTCCATACCAGTTAGCAATAGCTGCACCTGTACTACCATCTTTACCAGACGATCCAGATGTTCCATTAGTTCCACTTGTACCACTTGTTCCACTCGTTCCACTTGATGCAGACGTTCCACTTGTTCCAGAAGATCCATTAGTACCTGATGAACCATCAGTTCCAGATGAACCATTTGTTCCAGAGGTACCAGATGTACCATTGCTACCATCAGTACCATTTGTTCCTGATGTTCCATTAGAACCAGCTGTGCCAGAGGTACCAGAAGTACCAGCAGTTCCAGAACTACCATCAGTACCTGATGAGCCAGAAGTACCTGAAGATGCAGATGTTCCTGAGCTTCCATTAGTTCCACTAGATCCACTAGTAGCACTTGTACCTGAACTACCACTTGAGCCAGAAGACCCACTTGTAGCAGAGGTACCAGAAGAGCCTGATGTTCCACTAGAACCATCACCACCTGCTGCACCTACAAGGTTAACAGACCAGATAGAATATGTTCCAGATCCTACTAATACATCAGGTGCTGCAAATTGTAAAGCTCCTGTTCCAGAAATATATGAAATAACTACGCTATGTTGATAATTAAATTGATTATTTGCTATGAGCACAGATTGACCCACTGTGTATGCTAAGCCAGTTCCTACTGTTATTGTACCTGCATTACCTAAAGTAAAAGGTGTAGTTGAGAAGGTAGCATATCTATCACCAGCAAGACCAGAGCTACCTGATGTGCCACTAGATCCACTAGTTCCTCCAGTGCCTGATGAACCAGATGTAGCTGATGAACCAGATGTTCCAGATGAACCTGATGTACCACTCGATCCAGAAGAACCTGAAGTACCTGATGAGCCTGAACTACCAGAAGTACCTGATGTTCCAGATTTACCAGACGTACCACTTGATCCAGAGGAACCAGAAGATGCAGACGTACCACTTGTACCAGATTTACCACTGCTACCAGAACTGCCAGATGTGCCACTAGCTCCAGAAGTACCTGACGTACCATAGCCATTTGTAGCAAATGCAGCATTAATCTTCTGTATTACAGTTTGTAAATTGTCATTAGTATTAATACCACTAAATACCAAGTTAGGACCTTCGTAGAAAACGCAGGTGCTATCTAGTATAATTGGGCACTGTTGTGCATTACAAGTAATGTTAGCCATGTGTGTCTTAGATTAAAAAGATGACATTATAAATATATTTTATATGTACATCAATGATATGCAAATAGGTGCACTTTTGTAGAAAGAATGCACCTATATTAGCAAAAGTAGTGAATTTAATTTATTTTCAATGAGTTAGGAAAATTATTCCTACATAATATAGCAATAACTATCTATTTTGTTTCTGTATGGTTATGTCAAACTCTGTAGCAAACTCAGGGCTAAATATAGCTCCATAAGTTAAGAAAGATTTAGTTACAGGAGCTGCTTTCATTAAGTACTTGATAGGTCTTGCTTTCTTTCTAGCTTCTTCATCTGTTGTGCTTGGATCAAAGTCCATGCCTGTTGTTTCTATAAAGAAGTGTCTTGTAAACTTAGTTACATCATCTAATAGACCAATTGCTGGGAAGATGCTACCACTAGCTAGCTTTTGTACCTCAGCAGGATTGTAGAAGAATGAAAGCTCACCTACAAATCTATCAACTACCTTTTGACTATATCTATGGAAGTTTCTAGAAGCTCTATCTCCTTCATCATCATCTGGGGCCATTACACCAAGAGCAAGCATTGCTCCAAACAAAGATAACAAGATAGTTAATTCCTTAAGCTGGTTACGTAAGTTGTTTCTAACCATATCTATAAAGTCATCCTTAGACATAGTCATTTCTTCACCAGTTCTTTTTTTGAACTCCTGAGCGTATTCAAAGAACATTCTATCAAGCTCTGCAATACCAGCATCATTCATAGCAAGAATGTCCTTAATATAATTACTACGTTCCATTATAGATCTTCCTAATACAGAACCTAGCAGACGAAGCCTACCAATATCATAACTTTCTCCTTCTATACCTTCTTCTCCAAACTCTACAGAGAAGTCATTTGATACCTTTCTAAATTCAGAGAAACGTGTATCAGCAAGTTTAGGAATCCATCTTTTAAATACCATCATACTAGCTGTCCAAATAGACATACCCATTCTGTTCATGTTTTCCTTGCTAGTATTACCAGTTGCTGCTTCAGATAGACGTCTACTTAATAACCCCAGTCTTTGTAACTCTTTCTTGTTGCTTAGATCCAAACCAGGGATGACTAACTTGCCATCTTCCATCTTTGATGTAACAGCAATAGATTTGTCTTTCTTTAACTCCTCTATCTCCTTCTCTATCAAAGGTTTAGTTTCTCTATATCTAGCTTGACTAGAGTTACGATCTTTATATTTGTTTTTTACATATTTAGGAATACTCACAATCTTACCATCTACCACCATTGTGTTTTCTAATAATGTAAAGAAGGTTGCCTTTTCTGCATGTTGTTCAGGATACTTCATAAAGATCATTAACATGTCTCCTAGATTGTTCTGAGTTAATGTAGTTAAACCTGCTTTCTTAAATAGCTCATAAGAAGGGTCTTCTGAAAGAGGTAAGAATGTATTAAGTAGTTGAACAAACTTTTCTTTATCACCTACATTTTGTAATAAAAGCTTTGCTTCATTCTTAGCAAACTCTCTAGCTTTGAAGTATTCTCCTGCTTGTGCAGCCATCTGAATGTTTGTACCAAATGCATTGACAGCACCTGATAAAAACTCAAGACCAAGAGTCTTTATTTGGAATCCTCTATTCATAGCATCCATGGTTTTAATCATAGATGTTGCTGACACTTCTTCATTTGGTTTAAACACTTCTCTTCCAGCTATAGAGTTAACTACACCTTTCATACCATTTACCACCTTGCCAAAGTACAAAGGAGTGTCAGTATCAGATAGTACATACTTTTGTTCATAGAAGACAGCTCTTGTAAACTCATCTAAGGTCTTCATGTTTTCAGCGTTACCTGTCATCACCTTAGGTTCACCATCATCATCCAATACAATATTACTCACTCTATCCACAGCAAGGTGAGCGTTCTTAAATTCTTCAATTGTACTTAAGAACTTAACTTGTTCTTCTACCTCTGTTAGATATTTGTATTTATTAATCTGTTGGATGTACAAAATCATGTTCTTAAATAAGTCTTCACTCACCTCAGAATAATCATTTACACCATCTGTATTTGTAAAGTCATATGTATAATACTTAGGTATAGAGTTTTCCATCTTACCTGTAATCTCATCAAACTTACCATATCCTACATCATCAGGATTAATCTTTAAGCTTTGATAGAAGTTTTCCATTACAGATAACTTACCATCCCAAACAAGACTCTCTGCCATTGTTTTTCTAACAAATGGTAAGAAGAAAGAAGATATAGAGTTTTGAATAAACCCTTCATCTTTAGCTTTTTTATTAGTCTTACTAATGAAGTTATACAATGCAAATAGATCTGGATCATTCTTAATGTCCTTATACTCAGCTGATTCCCACTTACTTAAAGGATGGTTTTTAATGATGTAGTTGTTCCAACCATTAAAGTCCTTTCTAGTTATGTCATACTTACGACTCTCTTGAATAATTGCTTTCTCTCTTTTCTCTACAATCTCTGGACTGTTACCAGGGAAGTCATCATTGATACGCTTAAGATTCTTTTCTAACACAGCATCAGCTTCTTTCTTATATGCTTCTATATCAATGTTATTTTTAAGCCAAGTTATATCTCCTCCTGCTGCAGCTCTGGCATCAACCTCACTACGAAACTTTTCATCATATTTGTAGATCAGTCTGTTTATCCATTGTCCCTTCTCATCCTTTTGATATACCTTTTTGATAGTTTGTCTGATATCACCACCTCTTTTAACAAACCTCTCTCTGATCTCCATTAGCTCTTTAATCTCTTCTAAGGAATCAGCATTAGCATTGCTTCTAGCTTGTCTATTTAATTTAGCAAGTACGTTCAAAGATCTTTGTCCAAGGTCTTCTACACCTCTAAAGTTAGCAGCCAATCCTTTTGTAACAACCTCAGGTTTGGTTAATCCTGTTGTTAAGTTTCTTTGACCTATATGTTTATCTGCAAACTTAAAAGCAATGTCAATAAGCTCTTGCTTAGACTTGTAGATGTTCTTAGCTTCCTTTTCAAGGTTAGCTCTTAATTCTCTTAACTCAGTAAGTAACTTTTTATCTTCATCAGTCTTAGCGTCTATTTCCATCTCAGGACTATATATAAGATCACCAATCTCAGCATCAACTCTATCAAAGATTTCAGCAGTCTCTATATAATTTCTTAACTCTCCTGCAAACTCAGACAGTTCTTTATTAGTAGAGTCTTCAGAAGAAGCATCTCTATCTTTGAATATAGTGTCATATGTATTGATGATTTGCTCTCCCTTAGCTCTAGTTGTTAGAATTACATTGATTAATTCAGCAATGTTTCCTGTTCCTTGTGCAAGACGAATGGCTCTCTTAAGTTCTCTCATACGAGCATACTTAAATTGACGCTCTTCCTCTTCAGCTTTCTGACCAGAAATACGCTCGTATAGAGTATTTAACTTTGCCAAATACTTATCAAGTTTTTCATAACCAGTAGACTCTGTCTTTTCAGATACAGGAAGTAATCTTAAGTCTGTAATCTCTTTTGCATTTACAGAACCCACTGCTATACCTTTTATAACATTCTCAGATGTACCATCTGGTTTGTTCTGTGTTTCCATCTTCATCATTATAGGAATAGCTCTAGTCATACCAAAGCTCTTAACTCCATAATAGTTACGTAAGATGTCTTTGTAAGTTCCTAACTGTATATCATATGCCCCTTGTTTAAAGAACGCTACATCTTCTGAACCTTCTGCAAACTGCAAGAACTTCCAGTCTAGTATATGCGTTTTACCATCTGGCTCAATTGCTAAGAAGTCAATTGTACCAGCTTCTTTATCTTTAGGATTGTATATAATAACCTCAGCTCTAATGATTGTACCCTCTGGGAAACTATCAATTAATTTTACATAATAGTTTTCAAGAAGTTGATACATCTGTTTAGTCTCTAAGTTAAATGTGCTTGGAGCATCTACAGGTTTTACTCTTCTTGTACCATCTTCATTATAGTATCTATGATGGATATCCTCAAGATCTTGGTGTCCTTTAACACCAAACTTTCTTTTTAGTTCATTGAACTCTTTCTCTTGTTTAGTAAACACCTTACCAGGAAACTTCTTTTTATACCAAGCCTTTACTCTGTCAGTAACTCTCTTGAGTACTCTTTCAGTTGTACCATCAGGTTTCTGAGCTTGATAAAAGTTACTTGCTTCTTCTGAATCTAATAGAATAGGATCTACCTTTTCTTGATCTTCATAAACCTTAGTTATAGTATTCTTAGTTTGATCTAAGCTATCTGTAATTTTTTTCTGAGCATCAGACAATTGGAAGAATATACCTCCTTGTTTGATGTCAGCTATATCACCACTGATATCTCCTGATCCTATCTGAGAAGCTACCTCTGTAAATATATCAATGTTTGCTTTTCTATACATTCCATTAATGAAATCAAGAATAGCATTCCATAGGTTTCTTACAAAAGATTGATTAATTTCTTCTCTTAACTCAGGGAACTGATCTGTGTTCTCCATTTGGTTAACAATCAGTTCAGTTATTAACTTATCTACAGCCTCCTTCTTTATCTTACGAATGTCAGGTTTGCTATTAGGAAGTGTATAAGTGTCTTTGTATGCATCATATGTTTCCTTGTAGATTTTAAATCTATCTATCTTAGAAATCATTTGAGTAATTAATCCAGGGTTGGTTTGTTCTATCATAGCTGTAGCTATGTGTACCATCTCCTCTGTTAATGCTTGTCCTTCTTGTTGATTAGCTATGGCTATGACACCTCTAGTAAGGTCAGCTAATGCTGTCTTACCTTTTACATCAATGTCTGTGTTTTTTGCATATTCATATAAGTCTTCTATGCTAACACCCATTTTAGCAAGCACTTCTTTTATCTTAGCCACAGTCTGTGGAGAAGCAATAGAACTTGCCATGTTCTTATCTTGGAAATAAACATTAGTAGGATCAAAGCTATACTTAATCCCTCCTTCAACAAACTGTACATTAAATGCACCAAGTGATTCAAGTTCTTGTCTTCTTGCTGTCTTACGTGCTACCACTCCCTCTCCACTAGGAATAGCTTCTGTTCTTACCTGTGTATTATCATATCCACCCTTGTCAATGGCAAATGATCCTTCATTAAGTACAGACTTAAATTGATTAGGTCCAGGTGTTACTATATCTGATTGAAATTTATCACCATTTACTATTAATGGTTCACCATTTTCATCAACTACTTTAGAACCTTGCTTTCTTTCCCAATCACCAAACCAGTTCTTAAATGAACCAGTGTACACCTGTGCCCATAGACGTAAGGCTTGCTCCTTGTCTTTTACAAGATCTTGCAGAGTTTTATATAGAGTAGAAGGCTGCCCATTAGGAGCTTCTACTCTTTCAATTACACCATCATCATTTCTAAATACTTGACATTCAGCCATTTGGATTGATTTTATTGTTTTTTACAGCCTTTATCTTTCTTATTTAATACGTCATCTATTTCTGAAGCTTCAACAGGAGGAGTCTTTTGACCACCTATGAATACTGATTTAATAGTATCATCACTAACCTCATCTACCTCTATGAACCCATTATCAATCTTAGACTTGTTAGCAAAGTCATAGAACTCATTAGCTCTAAAACTATCACCCCAAGCATTGATGGCTTTGTAGACAATGAATGTATATCCTGATCTGTTATATGTAATTAAAGGATCAATACCATCATCTATCACTTTCTTAAATAACCCTTTCTTAATAAAAGAGAAATCTGATGCTTTGACCATCTCTGCTCTTGTCTTTCCTGCAGGTATTTCTTCCCAACTATATACAATGATATCCTTAGTGCTCTCTCTAGACAATGTTGATATCTTAATAACTTGAGGTATCTTCTTATCTCTCATTGCAATATTTGCACCAGTGTTTAAGATAGTTAATGCATTATTATCATATCTAGTCTTTAACTTACCATCTTTTTGCTTCTCTGTTTTCCATTGTGCTTTCTTGTGAGGAACAATTTCATCATCATTCCAGTTGTTTCTTTCAAAAACATTCAATGTAGCAAAGTCAGCTAAGTTAGGTAAAGTTTCTAACTTGGACAAAATATCATTGTATTCTTCTACAAAGTCATCATAAGGAATAAGAGAAGTGAAAGATATAGCAGATGTAGATAAACCAGATTGTAATATAGAAAGCTTTACCAACTTCTTATACAAAGGAAGATCACCTGTAGACTCCATATAGTTTCTCAACTCTTCAAAGCCATATATAACTTTGTTTTGATCATATACTTTGTTATCCTTACCTGGCATGTAAAGATTATTAGGACGCTCTTCTTCTGTTCCTGCAAACTTAGGAGCCAAAGAGTTTACAATAACATTGTTATGTAAAACGTGCTCAGGATCATTTTTAATATCATTAAAATAATCTGTAATCTGTTTTGCTGTACCATCTTTAGATAATAGGTCTCTCTCCATATTGATCTTAAATGTAGGATTGATTTGCACAGCCCAGTCAAAAAGATCATTAACAGCTTTTCTAGCCACCTTAACAAACTGTCTATCGTTCAAGTTAACGTAAGGTCTTAGTACGCTTTGAAGCACACCTCTTACCCTTCTTGTATCAGAAGTCAAAGCTGTCTGACCAATAGCATTTCTACTATCACGTAATCCTATTCTAACTCTACCTATGAAAGATTTATTTAATAAGTTATCTACAGAAGATATAATAGTTTCTCTAGCTTGAGATAACTGCTCTTCTTTCTTAAAGATTAACATTGGGTCATTGAACGCTGTTGTATCAAAGTTAGATCCTTGTACCACTTTAAACAATTGATTAGCCATCATGCCATACTTCAAGAACTCATTTAATATGAATTGTTGTTCAGCTTTTCCAGCAACATCAAAAGACTTCTTACCTATGTTCTTCTCAAGAGCAGCAACGTTAGGAATACTATTCAATCCTTGTACCTTACTTGGGTCCACCTTATATTTCTCAGAGTCTTTAATAGCAGCTACAGTTGAGTCATTAAATAACCAAGTGTATCCACTGTTTTCTAACTCACGTACATAATCACGAATGATTGGTTGGTTCATAAAGTAGGCAACTTCTTTAATTGGAACTCCAATCTTAACTAAGAACAACCATGTAGGAGCTACATTAGGACTTGCACCTAATTCCATAATCCAAGGACCCTTAGCAATATCCACATATCCATCAATAAACTGACCAATGATATCAGATATGTCATATTTATTGTTAGCATCTTTAATACCAGAAAGACTAGGCACTGTTCTACCACCAACCCTCACTGTATTATATTTGCTAAAGTTAACATTAGCATCTCCTAACCACTTCTGATCAGACTTGCTTAATTTATACATCATTGATTTATCAACATACATATTAGAACGTTGGTTCTGAGCATGATTAGTTTGAGCTACAGCAGCAAGACCAATTGCATATTTACCACGTACAAATGCCTGTCTAAGTCTAGACATGAATATTTGATTCAACATATTGTCAGTGGAAGAATAATCAAATGAACCAAGACCTAACTTGTCTGTAATATCAATTGACATATCTTTTAACACTTTAGCATTGTTTGGTGTAACTAATCTAGTGTAGTTAGCCTCACTTCCAATAATGTTTTCTAAAGACTGAATGTATTGGTTCTCAATAGACTTCTTGTATAATAGATTGATTATTTGATCTTTAGCTTTGATACCTCTAGTAAATTCCTGTGTTAATTCCTCTTCATTAATAAGACCATTTAAGTTTCCAACTATTGCTGTAATTAACTTACTTGCATTAGACTTCTCTTCAATCAAGTCTTCCAACATGATTTGTTCTTCTGCTATGTATCTGTCAAGCTCTTGTAATTGTTCTTTAGTTAAGAACTCTCCTTTGTCAAACATTTCTTCAAACTTCTTGATAGCATCCTTGCCCATTCCAAAGTATGGAATCAACTTAGGCTTACCATCTTTTCCTTTGTAGATGTTCTTGAAATACATAGATAACTTATCTATATCAAAGTCAGATCCAACCTTCTGAACTAACGCAGCTGGTACAACAACAGAGTCACCAAACTCCTTAGGAAGAAACTTAGCTATCTTAATTACATCCACAGAGTTTTGCTTCTGTGTAGGTATACGAAACGCTACACCCTTTAATAAAGCTTGACCTTCATCTGTAGTGTTTAAATATTTTAATAAGTCCTCATCAGACATATCACTATCAAACCATCTTCCTACCATCACCTCAGCTACACGCTCTCCACCTTTCTCATAAAACTTTAATACATCTGACTCAAACAATCCATTCTTTCCTACAGGTCTTACTGATTCAAATCCTGTAGAAGGAATCTGTACTTTTAATCCACCATTAATCTTTGGACGTACAATGTTCTTATCCACTATAGAATAAAGAATGTTTCTCACTTGACTGTACATAGGGCTAGCTTCAATTAAAACTTGACCTTTCTCAAAGCCCACAAGTGCAGCCACTATATTGCGATTCACTTCTCTTTTGAATAACTCAGAACGTAATGTTTGAGCAATCTTCTCAGGATCTACAATCTCAAATCCTGCTTTGGTTTGTTTAATACCTAATCTATCAAGAAGGTTTTTATAACCAATATCAGTCATTTCCTCTAGTAAGTCTTGGTTCTCCAATATCTCTTTGAAGAATGGAGATGCATTAGCCATAGCTGTTTCATCTTCTAAGTTTTCCCAAGCTTCTAAACGCTTGTTAAAATCTTTCTCATCAGACATGAAGTCAAAAGGTACACCAGCTTGTAAGAAGTCTAATGTTACCAATTTGGTAATCTGAGAACCTCTTGTTACAAAAGCCTCATCCTTAGAAGGCACCTCAGACTGTACACTTATAATACTAAATGGTATATTAATCTTATCTGCATCTGCAATAGGAGCATCATTAAAGTTACCCTTGCTATCATATAATTTAACTAATACATCAGCCCCCACCTTTCTACCACTGTCAAATACAGCGTAGTCAATCTTATCTTTCTGCATCTTGTTGTATAACTTGATAGCATTTGAATCTTTATTAATCTCATGTAACACTCTGTAACTCAATGGATAAAGGGCAAACTTATCTAATACAACATCATTGTAAGATTGTTTACTCATCTTAGCCCCAGCTACAACTGGTTTCAATGGAGTGTATGCACTCTTTACTTGAGGATTGCCTGCTTCTAATAAATTTGATTCATTAGGAGAAAGGTCCTGACCCTTGTCTCTTTTCTCAAAAGCAACATCATATCTGTATTGTCTTTCCTCATTAGGGTTCCAATTTGAAGCACGTATTCTAAAGTTGCGATATGCTTGCATACTAATCATACCACCACCATCTGTTTCAGTGAATGATGAATACTCTTTAGCAAATCCTTCTACATCTGCTACACCTTTGACATCCTCTAATGTGATGGTTTTGAAATAGTCAGCTGTGAAGTCAGTGTATCCAAGATCATCAATATCTGTATAGTCATCATTATATACATTATTCATTACAGCATTTAAACCTGCTGAACCATATATGATAGCCTGACGTGGAGATAAAAAACTCTTAATACGCTTCAATTCATCTTTGTAGAAATATGGATCTGAGTATACAAGTTTATGTAACTCTATGTTATTAATCATATAGTTAACAGATAAGTACTTGATATTCACATCAACATCATTCTCACTTAAAGATCTTTTCTTTTCAAATTCCACTCCATTAAAGTTAAAACCATTCTCATCTTCAGAAAGAATATTGTAATTAGAATACACAGCTTTTCTTCTCTCAATATCCTTCTTAACAAATGCGTCTATAGCAGTGTTTATTCTTGATTCAAAGTGTGTGTAAACATCCTCAAGAGATTTCTCTTTGCTTGGATCATATGATACAATATCTTCATGTAATGATGGTCCTAATATATTCTTGAAGAAACGCAGGTCTGTAGACTTTCTAGTCTCGTTCTCATCTTGTACAATCTTACGACCTTCTCTAGAAACAGCTAACTCTGACAAGAAGTATCCTTTAAATACTTTATGTATTGAGCTATTGTCTTTCTTTAAACTATTTAATGTAACTGTATTACCTACATAGTTTGCCCAGTCCAAAGAGGCATCTCCTGGAACAAGGTTCATATAGTATCCTGCTAGGTTAAGGTTTAACTCTTCCTTCAAACGCTCACTAGGTGTAAGACTAGCTGGGTCTTTTCTTTTGCCAAGACCCTCATCAATCATACCACCTGCATACGCTGTGCTTAATATCTCATCACCCTTAGGTAATTTGTTTCCTGAATCTTTATCAAATATCTTGTCCATGAATACAGAACCAATGTTAGCAAAGTTATCTGTAAGTAAGTATTCATATCTAGAGCCAACTAATTGTTTCTTATTGCTTATCTTAGTTAAGAAATCACGTAAGCTACTAATAGCATTACCACCTATGAAAGACTGTACTCTATCACCTTCAAGGTTAAAATATGTACTTTCAAAGTCAGGATTTTGAATCTTAGCAAGCATGTCAGCAATCTCCTTAACTCTACCTGCAGTGTTAATTGTCTTACTAGAAATAAACTTAATCTGCTCAGCTTCTAATAAGTTCTTCTTTATACCAGCAACAGCTTTGTTAAAGTCAGATTCAAAGCCAAGTCTTCTAATCATTCTAATAGGAACATCCACTCCTAAAGACTTCATAAATAATACACTTCTTTCTAATGATCCTAACTGTTGATTCTCAATGTTCTTCTTAATAGCTACGTACATTTTGTTAGGAGCATCATATCTATAGTACTTTCCTAAGTTCTTTTGTATAGAGCTAATGATACTGTTTTCCATATCAATAGCAATTTGCTTAGATGCTGTGCCTACAGACATATCAGTTGTCACTACAGTTCCATCAGGAGCTGTGTACACTGTAACCACGTCAGGAGCTTGTCCCTTCATTACATTGTAGAAAGAAGTAACCAGTTGAAGATCTGCATCAGTTTTTATATTAGCATAAGGATTCAACTTCTCAGAAGAAGGTTGTCCTGTAAGTCTTTGGTATATTACACCATATTCAGGTTTTTGAGACTCTACAAACTCACGTAGTTTTTCCATCATATCATCTACTGTATCTGAGTTGTATAAAGCATTCTTAAGGTCTATATACACCTTGCTCATTGGTATTAATCTAACACCATTGATTGAAGAAAGTGTTCTTTTACCTCTTGCATTTCTGTATGGAATGGTAGCTAACAATAATTTAATAGCAGCGTTAGCCTTCTTAAACTTGTCTATTTTCTCTGACTCTTGATAGTCTCCTCTACCTGTATTGTTCTCATTTGTTGTTTGAGTACTGTCATTCTCATCAAATTCAATAGAATAAGATAATAATTGTTCTTCAAAGATTTGAGTTATCTCATCCCAGTTTTTATCTATGATTGCAAACAACTGCTCAGCTTTTGCTACCTCAGGAGCTACATCTTCTTTTGTAGCAATACCTTCTTTCATTAGTTTAGCAGCAATGTTCTTAATCTTATCTACAACTGTATACTTAAGATTATCTTTAGCTTCTTTATATATTACAGCTCTGTTCTTAGCAGGGATATCAAATAGGCTTTGATTAGTAGCAATAAGATTTGTAAGAGTAGAATAGGTCATTTGTTGAATAGTATCATGTACTTGTTCTCCTGTAAGACCATTAGCAATTAAACTATACTCACTAGTTGGGTCGCCTATAGCATCTTCAACATCAATAATACCAGGTTTAGCTAATGCTAACTTAGACTGATATGGAGATGCGTTCTTATAATAACCTTCTCCTATTCTCTTAAATAACTCTTCTGTGTTTCTTGCAGCTTGAGGACCTAAGAAATATTCCTTAATAAAGTTTGCTAAATCAGTAAATAACTTAATGATGTAAGGTCTACCATCAGCAGGCTTAGGTGGAACTTTCTTATCTAATACATATTCTCTAAACTCTTCTGCTAGTTGTTCCTTGATTTGACCAGGAGTTGCTTCTGAGTATTTAACTTCTTGTCCTGTAACTCTATCTACAAAGCTGCCCTTTCTATTCTTGAATTCATTTACAATAGCCTTGCGTTCCTTAGGGTCAGAGAACATATTCCAGATAGCATGAAACACTTCATGATATGTTGTCCCAGCCTCTGCATTAGTGTATACATAGATAGCACCATTCTTATACATACCCCAAGCCTTTCTTCCCCCTGTAGCTTTGATAACATTCTTCACTCTATATACAGGAACGTTAGGTAGATTAGCTCTTAACCATTGTTCTAACTTCTTCCAGTTTTCAGATTTGAATGTCTTTATTTCATTCTCTAATATCTCACGTAAGTCTCCATCTTCATCTTCTAATAATGCTTCTTTTATAGCACCACTTCTTACACTAGGGCCCTTTGTTGTAATTTGTGCTGGTGCCTTTTCTTCAATCTCTATTACTACATCATCTGCATCTGTTTCATCAGGTATTGCAAAAGCTTCTTCATCTTCTTCTACAGCAGTTGCCTTCTGTACAGGTACATTTAAGAAGTTAGCAATAGGAGCTTTTAAAGCTCTTCCCATATCTTCCTTCTTAACATTTGCAGCAATTAAAGCTTCCTCAGCTTTAGCTAAGTCTTCTCCTTTTAATATCTTAATACCATTATCAATATCTCCTTTAGCCAATAAATTACGATTAGCTGTGAAAGCTATTCTAGTTCCCTTTGGAGTAATAAATATATTCTTAGTCTTACCATCTAATACAAACTTTGAACCAGTCTTAGTTTCTATTGGAGCTTCTTGTGTTTCTCCTACAGTAAATGTTTCTTCTTCTGCAGAAACAGGTGTTGCAGCTGTAGGCTTAATGCCACCAGGAACAACAGTCTTAGGCACAGTTCTAACTATCTCTGTAATAGTAAAGTTGTCAGCAGCATCGCTAAGTGTAAAGTATACACCCTCTCTATTAGTATCTTCAGGAGATTCTAACGCAGTAATATCAGTAAACAAAGGAATCTCATCAGCTGTTCTTCCCTCATCTGATAACAAATATGTTTGATAGTTTTGCCATTCTTTTGTTTGTGGAATACCATTCTCACCAATACCTATGATTTCTTCATATGTTAAATTATATTCATCTGTGTTTTGTACCTTTCTAGCATTAACATTATTGTACATGTTTTGTAGAAGAGTGACAATTGCATCTTTCTGAGTTTCCATTGCTTGTGGTGTAAAAGAAAGACTCTCTCCTTTACCAGAGAAGAACAATCTTAATTCACCATCTGCTCTCTCAAACCATATACTATTATAACCAGGGTCTTTGCCTTCTTTAGGTTTGCCCCAGAATGTAACACTTCTTAACCAGTCAATTAAATATTCACTTCTAGCTTCTACACCACCATCATCAAACACATTGTTAGATAATTGATTAAGAACCTCATAGATAGTTTCAGCTTCTTTAGTATTGAACAGTCTGTTCTTTAACTTAACATAAGCATTATCTAATACTAAGAATATTCTACCAAGCACATCTGTAAACTCTGTGCTTCCTTTACTAATATCTTTTGCAACAGTAGGCACTTCAATTAACTGCTTTTCAACTAAGTCTTTGTCTTCAATTAATCCAGCAGCCTTTACAGACACAGCAGCACTTGGATCAGTAACCTTCTTACCATCAGGTAATGTAATACTAACTCTAGTAGGTCTTCCAAAAGAAGGAGTGATTGATTGTAATCTAACAGCAGGATCTTTTAATGTTTCATTTCTGAAAGCAATGTATTGATCTTTTAACTCTTTTCTAGTTTGCTCAGGTGTGTTGCTTCTGAACATTGTTTCATTACCAAAGTCAGGACCCCATTGTAAACTCTCGTCAGGCATTACTTGGAATACAGCATTCTCTAACTTATCTTGGCCTTCTGCAAGAGGTTGCCCATCTTGACCTACCAATACAAAGTTACCATTGCCTTGATCCTCAACCATTACTAATGCAATAGTTTTTGTTGGATCTATGTCTGTATTGTTGTTCTGTAAATATGAAGTAAGTCCTGGTATAATGTTGTCTTCATTTGCAGAAGTAACTAAGACACCAAATATATTATTCTTATTAGGGAATGAGTTGAACTTATTACCAAAGTAATTTGCACGTGCATAGCCTAATATATTCTTACTAGCAACAGTAGATGTAACTAATATCTTTGGACCTTTCTTAGAAGTAGGTTCGTACTTAACACTATATGGAGTATTGTCTAATTGTTCCTTACTTAATGTACCAATAACTGCATTAATAAGTTTACCATCACTCTTTAACTTTTTCTCTTGTTCTTTCTGTAACTTATAAGCTTTAGCAACATCTTGAAATCTAGTTAAAATTGCTTCTCTAGCTTTTAAGTCTTGCTCATATTCCTTTAACTGATCTTGTAAACCTTGTAACTCTTCTCTTAATTCAGCAACACTGCGTTCATTAGGAGTTACATCTAACTCATCAATATTGGCAAGATCTCTTTCAAACTCAATTAAGTCTGACATTAATTCAGGGTTATTTCTTCTAACTTCTGGATTAGCATTCAAATATTCTTGTAAAGCTAATGGAGTGTAAGGTAAGTTTGGATATTTAGCTTCAAACTTCTTAATCAGATCTAATGCCAAATCTACAGCAGTATCTAAAGCTTTCTCAACATTAGTTAAGAGCTTAGACAAAGCATTAATATTTTTACCAGTATCTAATATTAAATCTTCAACAAGAGACTTTTGTTCTTTTAATTCATTGATAAAGTCTTCACTTTCTGCAGGAAGCTCACCTATATTCTGAACCATGTCAGCAATGTAAGCTTGTGTAAACTCAAGTTCTTCTTGTTGAGATTCTAATTCTCTAATCTCATCAATTAACTTATCTCTTAGTTTAGATAATTTACTTGCAGCTCTAAGTGCGTTGGCTGTGGTTTTTTTGAACGCATTCTTCTTAGTCATCTCACCAGCCTTAAGCTTGGTTTCAACATTAGTAAGATCGCCTGTTATCTTCTCAAGTTCATTGTATTTTTGTTCTAATAACTTTTGTGTAGACATTAGCTTTGATGATGTTTCATCAAACATGTCATTTAGTATTTTTAATCTAGCTTCTCTTTTAGCAGAAAATTTTGATTCTTTTAAACTAACAAATTCATCTAATGCTTGTTTTTGAATTGGTGTAAGTTCACCAACAGCCATAATCATAGGAACATCATATCCTTCTTGAGCTACAAATTGACTACCTGTAACCTCAATAGATTTAATCTTTCCTTTAGTGTCTCTGTACACAAAGTTTAATACTCCATCTTTAGGGGAGTATTCTAATCTACCTTTAACTTTCTTACCTTTACCAAAGTTAAATTGAAACACAGTGTTACTATGTTCCATATAGTATTTGGCTTTTTTATTATTTAAAGTGTCTGACACTTTGCCTAATTTATAGCCAGCTAATTCTTCTTTAGAGATGTCTCTTACAACACCATTAGAATCCTTAATCTTAATAGTACCATCTTCATTTTCTCCAAGGATAGTTAATCTTGGAAATCCATAAACCTCATTACCATCTTTGTCATACTTAACAGTTCTACCTAAGTAGTATTCTGTATCTACTTCAATATCTTCTTCACCATCCTTAGTCTTAACTTTTACAGTTTCTTTCTTTGGAGCATCTTTATCCATAGTTTCTGCAGTGTCATACTTACTAGGATTGTTCTTTATATCATTATATTCAAACAAGAAGTTGTCTCTACGCAAAGCAAGCTCTGCAACATCTTCTAATGTCTGCATTAATTCATCTTCATTAATAGACTTTGATGCCTTAATTTTTTCAACAGCTGCTATGTAAGAATCACTGTCTCCATTAGTTAAGTCATTAACAACAGTAGTAGTATCAATACCTACAGCATCTAACACTGTCATTAATTGAGGAAGTCTTTCATCATAGTCTGCCACCTTAGTTGCAGCATATATCATCTGATCCATCACCTTTGGTGAATAGACAGGCTTACCATCAGCATTTACTAACCCACCATAACGTACATCTAATGATTGATATAATGATTTAATGTTCTGAGCAGTAACTTCTAAGTTAGCTAATCTTTGTAGATATGCTTCTTTAGTATCTGTATCTAATGCCTTACCTTCTGATTGTAACTGTGCAAATCCCTCATCAGTCATTGCTAGAGTTTTATACTGAGCAATGTCGCTTTGAACAAGATCAAATCTACCATACTTAATACGAGGAGTTAGATAGTTGATTATGTAATCACGCTCTAAGTCTTTGCTCTCTAGAATATCACCTCTTCTTATTGCTGTTTCTCTTTCCTCTTGTATAGTTGTACCTCTATTAACAGATCCTTTAACTTCTTTAGAGAAGTCAGACAAGATAGCATTATTAAATTCTGTAATAGCAGCTTGTGTATTCTTTGACTTTTCTTTTGCTTCACCAAACTTACCAGGACCTAACATTAATGCTCCAGACAATCCACCAATAAGTATGTTCTCCATACCCTCATTAGTAGTTAATGTTTCACTAATTCCTGCAGCAACACCATCTAACCAATTAGTTGGTTCGTTGTTATATTTCTTATTGTAATAGTTTTCTGTAGATTTGCCAATTGCGTATTGTGCACCTTCCTCAAATGCTTCTGAAGCAGAGAAGGTATATGGTCTCACCTTATTTAATGTAGATAAGATTTTTCCAAATCTATTAGGAGCTGCTATATATTTACCAGTAGCGTCTGTTGTAATTTCACCAATTTCTTTTGTAAGAGAATTAACAATCCCTTTCTCCCCTTTGTATGTAGCTCCTAGTATTTTAGGAAACTGAATATAGTTAGTAGCAGTTAATAAACCAACGTTTGCAAAGTAAGAAGAATTACCCACTTCTTCAGAAAGTTGATTAATCTTTAACAGATCTTCTCCCATAGGAGCTTGACCACCATTTGCTTCTTTATATTCTTCAATCTTTTTATTTCTAAAATCATTAAGCGTATGGTATGCTTCAAAGCCAGCCTCACCCACTGTACCTAAAGCTGCAACAGTAATTCTACCTCCTTGACCTAATGAGCTATAAGATGATAAAAACTTATCAGAAAGTCCTTTAAGTTTACCATAAGTAGAAGCTGCTTTATCTGCAGCAAGCAATGCTTCTTCTGAAGCAGCTAAAGCTTGAGCACCCTTACCCACTGAGAACAGTCTAGCTGTAAGAGGGATTGATTTTAGAGCAGCAGCATATGCTCCTCCTGACAATGCAGCACCTGCAGCAAAGCCTAAGTTTTTAACAACTCCATCCCAAATAAAGTTAGCACTAAATAACTTACTTGGAGAATACCAATCTTGTTCTCTTTCTCCTGCTTTATAATAGTTAGGCATTATGTTTTCAGAAGCCTTTACAACTTCCTCATCTAAAAACCTATTCATGTCATTATCATAAATATCTGCAAATCTTCCAGAGTTTGCAAAGTTAGCTAGACCATTTACTAGTCCTACAGTAGATTGTAAGAAAGTAGTTCCTGTAAGAACTAAACCTTTACCTACACCATTAACCATTTTACTAGCCCAACTTTGACTTTGAGCATAAGCATCTTCATTATTATAATCACCAGGCATGAAGCTCTTATATCTATCACTACTTACCTCTGTTAAAGTTCTATCAATGCCACCTGCCATCTTCTTACCATCATTTCTACCTGCAGTTAATACAGCATTCTCAAGAGCACTTAATGCAGTAGGAGTAGGTTCTCCATCCATCATAGGAATACCAGTTCCTTCGTATTGACTTCGCAAGCTTTGATAAGGAACACTTGCAGGTCTTTCAGGAAGTTCAGTAGGTGTATAATCATTCAATGATGAATCTAATAATGCCCTGTCTATTAAAGGAGTATCTGCCATTATAAAGGTTTTTGAGAAGCTTTTTGTATTTTTTGTAAGTCACCAGCTGTTGCTGGTCTTTCATTTATCAATCTAAATATCTCACTATCATTCATATTTTTTATAGCCATGTTAAGTCCTTCCTTAGTCATACTTCCTACACTTGGATAGTACATCTCATCAGTAGTCCAACTTCTTCTTATAGGATCATATGCTTTGATACCTAGTGTATAATTGCCTGGACTAAGTTGTATGATATTTGCTTTCACACCATAGGTTCTTACATTTTCAAAATCAAGATTACCTAAGAAAGCATTGCTAACAGTTGTCCTGGCACTACCATCTTTGGCAGTGGTCATTCCTCCTGTTTTATTTATTTGATCTAAATATGGTCTTAGTTGTTGTGATGCTACATCATCAAATTGAGTACCAAAGCCTCCTATTTTTTGTTCTGGAGTTAATCTAAAACTAGTTGCTTTTCCTCCTGGACCAACAGCTGTAACTTTATAATAAGGTTCTTGGAATTCAGTGCCTTCAGCAACATCTATTGAAAAGTTTGGATTTTCTGATCCTGCAATTTCTCTAGCAGTCTCAACATTAAAATCAGGAGAGCCTGCAAGTTTACCACCACTCTTCTCAGCAGCAGCAGCAGCAGCAATTAAAAAGCTTTTTAAACTTCCTTTTTGAGCAGGAGTTATTGAAGGGATGTTATATCCAGCAGCTTGACTTACAGAAATCCTATTTTTAAAAGTATCTTCCATAGTCTTATCAATCTTTTGTAAGGTTTCTTTATAAGGCTTATTTACAGTCTTTGCATAATTGTCTAGTTGAGCTAATATAACCTTGTCAGAATCATATCTCTTGGCTGGCATCTTACTCCAAATCTTATACAAGTTATACATCTTAGGACTTAACTCTTGTCTAGCTTTAGCATCTGCTGAAGCTACAGGAGTTCCTGCCATACCAACAACAGATCCTCCACCTGGAGCTGTACCACCACCAGTACCTCTATATTTATATGCTACTGTATTAAAGTCTACAAAGTCTTTAGCTGTATATTGATATACTTCATTACCTTTTTTATAAGTAACAGTAGGAGCATTTTTAGGAATAAGCTTATCTATTGTACCATGTTCAGCTTCTGCCTTTCTTCTAACATCTAATATTAATTCTTGATTAGCTTCAGCTTGTCTTCTTTCTTTTTCTGTAGTATTAAAATAGTTAGCTACAACAGGACTAACCCCTGTAGGTCTTGTTTCCCACGCAGCTCTTTGTTGTTCAAACCATTCTTTAGTTTTACCTTGAGACTTTAAAAAAGCTTCATCTCTATCTTTAATTTTACCTAACTCTATATCTGTTGTTCTTGTAAGTTCACCAACAGTTAATTTAGGAAGAGTATCCTGATCTACAGGAGCTGCAAAAGCACCATATCCTTCTGCTGTTTTCTTTGCTATTTTATTAGCCTCTTCTGCAGCTTTGACTTCTCTTGACTTCCAATACATATTATCTTTATGTATCTTCCAAGCTTGATTTTTTGTTTCCCTTTGCATTTGCATTTGAGCTGCAGGACTATCTTCTTTTGTGATCTCAACTTCTGTATGAGAGAAAGGTTTAGCAAAGTTGTTAATAGAGTTAAGAGTAAATAAGTTTGCCTTAGCTCTTTCCAAATCTCCTCTATCAACAAGACCTAATATACTATCTCTTTCTTTATTAAGTTTGTTAATTGTAGAATCAAGACCATTTATCTTATCTTGAATCATTTGTTTCTGAACATTTGAATTTGTAGAACTTAAAGAATTCTCAAGAGCTTGTTTTTGTTTAGTGAAGTATTCAGACTTATCTAAGTATTCACTATTAACATTCTCTTTAAATAAATTAGGATCAGTAACATTACTATATGTATATACACCATCTATCTCTAACTGTCTCCAATCAGCAGGTGTTAAACCTACAGATAGTGCTTGTTTGATTTGGTCAGGAGACACACCTGCAAGTTTTGTTCTTGTAGTAGCATCTGCTAAGACCACTTGAGGTTTCCCATCTTCACCAACAACTGTTGTAAAATCTTCTTCTGTAATAGTTGAATCTCCAGTGAGATCCTTTATAATATCTAATGCATTTTTTCTCCAGTTTGTGTATGGATCATACCCTCCACTAAATGTTTCTTTTACATCTCCATTCATCCACTTGTTAGTTTTTTGTTGAAACAACCAGTCATTTGATGGAGAAGTCTTGCCATCTTTTAGATATTCTTCTCTTTCCTTAACAGCTTTTTTATATTGTTGCGTAGATGATACAGCGTTTATGATGTTTTCATCTTTAATAATTTGACCTGTCATACCAGCAACTGAGTTAACTAGTTGTTGATTAGAAAAGTCTCCTGCTGCCACAGTCTTTAATCTACTACCTAACTCATTGAGTTTAGATTGTAATACCTGTTTGTCTTGGGGTCTGTATAATTCTATACCACCAACTCGATCAATTTCATTCTGAATTTTTTGCACACCTTGATCATACTGGGCTTGCTTTTGCATGCCCACTTGCACCATGGCCTCCACAGGGAGCTCTTGGATGTAAGGGTTGAATTGTAAGGATTTATCAGTAAACGATGCCATAATACAAAATTAATTTAAAATATTAGAATTACCAAGAGCTATAACAAATTTTAGTAATTCACTATAACTTAATTAGTTAGAGATTTTTTAGAGCTTTTACAAGTGAACCATGTCTAGCTTCTTTGACTTTATATCCTGTAATGTCTCCTTTCTTATTATAGATAGGAAGAAGATCATTTCCTTTTGCATCTGTAGATTTTTGAGACCCTCCTGCTCCAGGAATATTAAACTGAGCAGGAGCATTCATATTAATTGCTCTACCACTTGGAGTGAATCTAAAGTTGTACATGTTCTCCATAACAGCCAATTGTCTATTAGCAGCTCTTTGTTGTGCTGTCTTAGCAGCTATAGAACTTAACGCACTAAGTGCTTGTTCTTTAGTATTAGATCTAGCCTGAGCTTGTCTAACGTATTGATTATCAAGAATTTGTAAGTTTTTAAGCTGAGCATCATTTAACATTGCTCTATTCTTATCAAATATCTGCATCTTGTTTGTAGTATTGATTCTGTCTCGATTTCCAAACACTTGGTTTTTAGCTTCTAATGCCTGAGCCATAATCATTGCTTGGGCAGCTGGGTTTGAACCTGCTGCTCTAATGGCTGCTCTAGATTGAGCATCAATAGCATTAATCTGATCATTAAAAGAGATATCCATAGGAGTATCTAACATTGGCTGGAATGTTTGAGCCTGTACAGGTTCTAACTGATTGGTAGCCAATGCAAAGTATTCAGGATATAATTGATCTGGAGATAATTCTTCATTAGCATTACTAGGTCTTAAGAATGGAGCTATGTTAGATAGGATACTAGGACCATACTTCTCAAGCCCTTTACCTAAAGTACTTCCTAATGACTTTAATGCTTGTCCAAATCCTCCACCTTCAACTCCAGCTACTCCAACTGCTTTAGGAAGATCTCCAGATTGATCTACTAGATTTCCTGACTGATCAAAGTAATTCATATTTTGATCATATCCAGACATTACACCACCAGTATTTTGTGAAGTGTTAATTTCTTCTTCTAAATAATTATTTTTAGGATCAAAATATTCATACTCTCCATTTTGAGCCTTCTTTAATTTCTTACCATCTTTAGCCATCATACGTTTGTCATATTCTTTTTCAAGCTTACCTTCAGCAAGTTTGTCACTCTTAACTCCTAATTGACTAGCTGTATCAAGAATAGCATTTTGTACAATACCTGCTTCCTGAATCTTTTTAGCATTTATCTTTTGATACTCTTCAGCTCCTTGTTTTATAAGTTCATTTGTTATTAACTGTAAATGACCAGCTGTACTATTATTATCAGCATTGATAATTTTTTCATTAGCCTTCTCACTTATTTTCAATTGTTTTGCATCATTCTTAGCTATATCAGCTACATAATGTTTGAACTTTCTACCTTTTGCTTTTGGATCTCCCATAAGGTCTGCTATGTTTTTATCAATCTTCATGTTACCAAATACAACCATATTGTTGTCTTTACCACCATCTTTTAGTTTAACAGCTGGTTCACCACCCTCAACTTCTACACCATTCTCACCAAAGTTAATAGGAATGCCACCATTGTCATGAGATCTTCCTTTAAACATAACTGTCTCACCACCATCTGGTAGGAAAGGATTATAAGAGATTGTTTCTGCCTTACCACCTTCAATTATTTCTAAGTCACCCCCCATAGCCATCTGTCCACCATGTTGCATAGTTAAAGGCTTTCGCTCAGGTCTGCCAGTAAACAATGCTTCTGCACTAGGAGGTGTATAATACTCATCTTTTAAATGACCACCACTTCTTAGCATATCTGCATCATGAGGAGGCTTTAACAAGTCTTTAACATTATACTCACCAAACTTAGCAATTGTTTGTGGTTGCCATGTATGACTAACCCACTTATATTCATCACCTACATCCACCTTACCACCTTGCTCCATATATGCACCAAACTGATTTTGTTGAGCTTGTTGGAACGCAGCTTGTTGAGTGTTCATCTCAGCTTTCTTTTTCTCTGCTTCTAGTTCTCTAGCATTTTTAGCACCACCTAATAGGTTACCACCCACTGTACCAATAAGTCCACCAATTGCACCACCTAATGGTCCACCTACAATACTACCAATGGCTGTACCTGCAGCACTACCAATCTGTGCTTGACCAGAACTTTGGAAGTAATCTCCAAATGCTGCTTCAGGAAGATTGCCACCTTTTTTAAATTGTTTCAATGTTTCTCCCATTGGTTCAAATCCAAGGTCAGTGTACATATCACCAGGATTGTACATGTTCTGAATCTCTGTAGGATTGCCACCAATCATTCTACCATTCTCAGCTAAGAAGTTTGTACCTGATCCATAAGGATTACCTAACTGTCCAGGCTGTACAATATTATCTTCTGGTCTTACATATTTACGTTTAACTTTCTCTCTTGTAGAGCCAGCTTGTAAAGCTAGTTCTGATAACTCTCTAGCTTGATATGCTTTATTTATTGCTTTTCTTTGTGAACCAATTGCTTCGATACCTCCTATGATTCCTGGCAATGCACCAATAGCTGCTGTTGCTACTCCTGCTGCCATACCACCTCCACCAGCACCTTCAGGAAGACCACCTTCACCAAATGCAGCATCTGTAGCTGCTTTTGTAACTACTTCTTGTCCAGCAGCATTCTGTGATCCACCAACAAGTCCTGTCCAGCTATTATAAGTAGCAGGTTGTACAGCAGGTTGAGCATTTCCCCAACCCATAAGATTTAGCACATTTCCATTAGCACTACCACCACCTTGAAACTTAGGAGGATTGCCAAAGTCTGTAAGTTGGTGTAACTGTTTGTTCACCATAGACTTACCCATAGCAGCTTTCTTTAACTCTTTACCATGAACTTTCATGAATGCTTCTTCTGTAGGATACTTCTTGTAGAATTCCTTCTCAGACTTTACTTTAGCAATCTTTAATATTTGGTCTTTCATATTATACTCTATTGTATGATTTATTTATATTTGTTTAACCAGCCACCTTTGTTATATTTTTCCCAACCTTTACCCAGATTTTTATATGCAGGTTTAAATGATTTAAAAACCTTTTGTGGATTAAGAATGTTATATTCACTATTATCTCTAAGACCATATATACCAAGATCTTCTGCTATTTTAGCAGCCTCAGGACTTAGTCTTCTAAAGTCAGGATTAAGATTCTTAACTGGTTCCATTTGACTAAATGTTTTCCAGTCAACTATTCTAGGATTTTCAACAAACTCACCTCCATGTATGTATGCATCCCCTCTTCCCATTGCATAGTTTTCAGCATTCTCACTAGCAAGTTTTGGATAAAATCCTTCTACATCTCTAAGAGGATTTGGAGAACCTTCCATATGCATCCAAGTATTAGGAGTTGCATAGAATCCTCTTGAAGTTGGAGAAGTTGCACTTTGAATAGGCAATCCTTCTCTAGTTATTCTAATAGCACCTGCGTCTGAAATAACACTAGGACCACCATGATATACAGTTTTAGGTAATTCACTATATGGAATTGCTTCAAACTCTGGTGTCATGTATGGAGCTAGTTCTCCTGTTGCTGGTTCCTTATATCCAATGTTATCATAAGGTAAAGTTGTTCCTTTGTAAGGAGCAGGAATTGGACCTCTTACAACTTGTTCTGAAGCAGTTGGTTTAGGAACTTCTTTATATCTTTTTAACCAATCTTTCTGTAAAACTTTACCTTCAGTTATAGGTATATCTCTTTGAGCTATTTGACTCCATTCTTTTTTACCATATCTCTTACCCCAGTCAGAAGCTCCTCTTGGTACCTCAGCAATATACCCTTGTCCATACTGATCTGCTATATCAAATCTAGGAGTATAGTAAGCTTTACTAAATTGTCTAGTAGTATTAAAGTTACCTATACTAGTAGGAGTTACATTTTGTTTAGCTCTAAACAGACCACTTTGTAATGCATCTTCCATTCCTTCTTTACCAATACCTCTATACATCATTCCCTCTGTAGGTTTAAATGCATATGGATTTAACTTATAAACATTCTTTAAGGCTGTTTGTTCTGTAGCATATTTAGCAGCTGCTTTGGCACCTTTACCAACAAGCTTACTTGCTGCCAATCCACCTTCCATTATCAATGCTGCTTCTATAGCATCTTGCATATTCTTAGCTCCCTTACTAGCAGCCATTCTATTTAATGGAGCATTGTCTTCAGCTATTCTTTGTAACTTCTGTTTATCAAACTTAGCTTGTTCCCCTTTCTTAGGTGTATATTGAGATAGAGTAGCCTTAGGTTTCTTCATCCTTTCTAATTTCTCCTCAGCTTCTTTCTTCAGTTTTTTGGTAATGTTCTCACCATCTTGAGCCATTGGATACTCTGTAACCTTTTCACCATCAAACTTATAATCTTGATCAGGATACATCATCTGTGTATCACCTGTATCAGATATGCCAAGAACAGGATAGTCTACCCCTTGCATTGTAATATTGTTAGATCCTATCTCTGTTATCTTACCTGGATGAGCCCACTGTCCTCTGTCATCTCTTATTGGTTCACTGTAGTTATCTAACCATCCACCATTTTTCTTTTTATTCAATGTTCTATACATTGCTTCTTGTGGAGATTCAGAAAAGTCAACTGTATTTATTATCTCTAGGTTTCTTTTAAACATAGGATCTGATTCATAAATACGTCTTTCTTCTTCTATTGCAGCTTTTCTTAATTGTGATGGAGTTAGTTTTTTAGCAGGTTCACCACTTTGTTTTGCAAGTTCTTGGTAATCCTTTTCTAGTATTTTCATTCTTCTTTGAATCGCCTTCTCCATATTGTAATTAAACCAAGTGTTTGTTATACCACTTGGATCATTTGCACTTGCATCTCTTATTTCTGTTGCCTTTTGATCACCTACTCTAAATACATTAATTTTTTTACCTTTATAGTCTTGTGCTTCAGGATTTAATGTATATACATAAGGTTCTTTACTTTCTCCTCTTGTTACCTGTCCATGTTTATATGAATTATAAACCTCAACACTGCCATCAGGGTTTGAACCTAATACAATATTAGTATGATCTGGAATACCTTTTTTATTATAGTATTGTATAAAATCTCCTGGATTTAAGTTTCCTTTTTGTATTATATCAGTTAACTCATTAAATTCAATAGGTCTTCCTTTTACTTTTTCAAATCCAGCAGCTTTATAGTTTTTATCAAATGTTGGATTATATTCTACTACTTTACCTTTTGTTCTTGATTCTCTTACACCTTGTTTTTCATTTCCTACACCAGAGAAGTCAACACCTAAATCTTTATAGACATTACATACACCACCTATACATGTTAATGATGGATCTATTCCAGACTTTACAGCACTTTCTGATAATTGATATGGAGTGTTAGCTTTAATAGCTTCTATTACTTTCCATGCTGCAGCTTGTCCTATGTTTTTTTGAGAAGTTGTAATTGGTTTTATTTCCTCTTTCTCATTAGGAATAGTTTTTCCATCTTGACTTATACTCTTAGGTTTGAAGTCTAGTCCTTCTTGGTAGAATTTCATCTCTTGACCATTCTGAGCACTAGCTTTTGTCTTCTTAGTATACTTACCATTAGCAGGAGCTGAGCCAGCTACACGTGCGTACGTGAAGCCTACAGAACCTGGCATAGATCCCCCCATTTGCATATCATCCCACCACTTCAATGGAGAAGGAAGTGATTGTCCTTTCTCTACATATTCATGTCTCATCTCACCAAACTTCTCAGCTTCTTGCCATGTTTTAAATGGACCACCAAGATGTTCACCTGTCTTCTTATATTCAGCAATAGGATCTTTTAATTTCTTACCACCTTTAAATGAAGGAATTAAATAAGCTGGTTCTCCTTTTTCTCCACCTATAGACATAGCTAATTCAGTGCTAGGAGTGTTATATGGTATTACATATCCTTCTGGCAATTTAGAACTATTAGGTTGTAAGAATCCACCATTCTGAAATCGCCCACCCCATGCAGGAGAATAGTCCCTACCCTTAATGTTATATCCAAGTCCTACAAAGTCAGGACCTACAGATACTTGGACATCATTAGGATTAGCTTTCTTGCCATAGTTATCCTTGGTCTTTTTCTTTAAGACTAAGCCTCCTTGTTCATATTTGTCTAACCAGTTAGCCATTACTTATAAGAGATTTGAGCAGGTGCAATAATGAATTGAGAAACTATATGTGCTTCAGAGCTATTGTCAAGGATGTGTCTTACCTTTAAGTCTTTGGCTCTCAATGGTTCTTTCTTAAATGAACGTTTTCCATAATCCATATTCACTTGATTTACAACCTTATCTACTGATAAAGACTCACAACTTGTTCTAAACAAAGGTAATGATTTATTCTTAACTAATCCCCAGAATGTATTATATTGATAGAAGTTATCTGACTTAGTATAAGTGATAGTCTTGCTAAAGTCATTATATATTGGGTAAGCTAAGTATTGTTTTAGGTTGTTGATTGGCTTTGGTACAAGTTCTAATATACCTGTAGACTGTTGTCCATTATATAGAACAGCTTTGTTAAACCATTGATTATCAACCTCTATCTTAGCAGTTTCATTAACCACTCCATCTACAGATGGTATATAGTTATACACCTTACTATAATCTTTAACATTCTGAAGTATCTCATCATAGGTTTGATAAGCAAATGGATATTCAATTATGTATGGTTCTACATTACCATAGTATTTGTTATAATGTATTGTATCATCTAAATGCTTCCATATAGATCCTGTGTTACATACAGTGTAGTCTAAAGCAGCAAGCTGTTCTTTTGTAGCTGTACCAATTGTAACATTAATGCTAGTAGAACACTTACCTTTAGATCTTATAATTATTGTAGTAACAGAGTCAGCAACACTAACAGTATATCCATCAATAAGGTCTTGTTTAGTAATGTCAATGCCCAAGACTGTCCCTAAGTTATCAGAGATATCAAAGGGTCCTGTTCTGCCACCTGAGCAAGTTAATCTTATTATTACTGTTTTAGCCATTTATATTATTTTAAACGCAAGGACAACTTGAAGCAGATAAAGTATTGTTAATTGTTAAACTTGGATAGGCAATAGTCATGGCTGATAGTAATCCTTGAGCAACATATTGATAACAGTTTGCTGTAGGTGTATTAGTATCTTGTACATTTCCTGTTGTTATTAATCCTATCTTATAATACTCATCTCCTGTATCACATCTTGTATATACAAATATGTAAGGATCATCAAGAGGCATGTCTACATAATTAACACACGCTCCTGTAGATTTAACTCTACAGATTGTTGTAAAATCAGGAACAGCACTTGATAAATATCCTGCAAGCAAAGACGCTTTAGGAACTGCTAATGCAAATGCTACAGCATAAGTGTCTGCATCTGAAAAAAGATCAAAAGGACCAGTGTTTGCTCCTGCAAAATTTAAACTTATTGTTGCTGAAAATGGCATATTATTTTATTTTATATTATTTTAACATTCATACCCAATGAAAGTTACATATACATTATCAGAAGATGCAATACATTGACCTGATACTGATGGAAGACTTCCCATTCCAACAGAAGTTGAACCAACTCCTGCATTGTTACCATTGAGTATTGTAACATATACAGTGATATCACCATATGTACTAGTGGACACAACTACTTCTATTATAGTATCTACATTTACATTACCACTAAGAGTAACTGAGGAATCTATATAAATCTCTCCTAATATATCAGAAGCACTTGCACCAAGGTTAGTTACAGTTCTTGCAACAGGTGCTGCAGTTGTAGTGGTAGTAGTAGTAGAAGAAGTACTAGTTGTAGTTGTACATACAATACATGTTCCTACATCGAATGTAGCAATTCCAGATGTATTAGGATCATTGATTGTTGCAGCTCTATAGCTATTACCAGTGCGAACCCATACTGGTACACCAGCTGGTGATAGTACAAACTCATCACATTGAATTGCAGTTGCAGAACAGAATGGTGGATCAGTCAATATTACATTTGTCATTGTTAAAGCAGTACCACAAGCATCATCAGGACCTGCTGAACTATATCTATAAAGAGATGGTTGTGGTGTAGTGGTAGTGCTAGTTGTAGGAGTAGGAGTTGTTGTACTTGTTGTAGTAACAGATACACGTATAAATTCTCCTGCTGTTAATCTACAATCAGGTTCTGTTGTAAAAGATCCTGGAATTAATATACAGTCAAAAGGCACAGCAGTTGTGGTAGTAGTAGTGGTACTAGTAGAAGTAGATGTAGATGTTGTTGTAGTGGTAGTGGTTTGTTGTGAAGCTGTTCCTCCTAAAAGACAAGGATATCCTACCACTACAGCTGTACCAGTTAGGTTACAGTATATAATTCTTGTTGTTGTTGTAGTTGTGGTTGGAGAAGGTATTGGTACAACTGCCACTGCTGTGACATCACAACCTTCATTTAATCCAGAATAGAAGAAGCTGTTTTCTCCTATATAGAAGTTAGGAAGATATGTATGAAAACTCACCCAACTCTTTGTATTGAAGTTAAATGAAACAGTCCATGATTTGTTACAGAAGTATTCAAGATCTGTCACCTCGATATATTTCTTAACTACAAGATCACCAGCTACTGGTTGGTCAACATAAAACTGTTTAACCACCTCATCATAAAATACCTCTTTACCTGGTTGTGGAACATAGTCTAACTTAGTAATTATTACTCTTTCAAATACACTATCATACACACCATGAATACCAATATTCTTGAAATGATTATCTGTGTTAACTGTTGGGAAGTATCTTAGTATTTCAAATGCTAAATGATTTGTAAAGAATCTATTAAGACCAGAACCAAATCCTGAAATATCAGTTGCTTGTGTTCCTTGAATTAAAAATACTTGACATCTCTTAGCATCAATAGTTATCTGCCCTTGAGGTATCTTAAGCAACATCTTATTTTGACAACCAACATATCCAAGATCTGTTTCAGCGTAATCTATAGGAGGTGGTTCAACACTGCTGAATAATGAAGGATTACCTAAATAAGCTGCTTGAGGATTACTTGTATTCAATGTTAACATGTTACCATATAACAATGTCTTGTTCTCAAATCTAGCTAGTGTAGCTCTGTTCTGAATACCATCTAAAGATATAAGATTACCATAGTTTTGAGGGAAATCAAAGAAGCTCACTGGACGATATATCAACCAGCTATTTATTCTATTGTCAGAATAACTTTCTTGTCTATCAGAGTATATTGCTCTGAATGGAAAGTTTTTATAACATAATTGCTGTATCCAATCTGCAGGCAAGTGAGAGAAGAAGTTCTCTACATTCTGCTTAGAGAAGGTTGTATTGTAATAATATGTATTATCAAGAGCAATAGGAACTCTACTTTCTTGGAACCAAGTATCAGGGATACCTGAACTTACATGTGGATAGAAGTCACCTTCTAAGTTATTGAATGCCTGACGTAAGTCTACATTAATAGAACTCTCTACATAATAGTAAGGAATACCATAAGCAAACAAGTACATCTTACCATCATACACATAATTCAAAGAACCAGCTATTACTGTTCCTGGAGCAGGTGTAGTTGTAGAAGTTGTTGTACCACTGTCAGCAATATCATCATTAGGACAATCAAGATAATGTGCTTTGGTAGAGATTATATTCTTCATTACAGTAGAGCCTACAGTAAAATCAGACAAGATAGATCTTGCTGAATACCAATATTGTGGGTAAGCTACATTACCTATCTCATCATAATATATATCAGAATCATCAGGAGCATTCACTCTATTATCAATAAAGAATGGAAGTTTTGTTTTAAATCCAAACTTACCAATATATGTATCACCACCAAATATTACTTCAGGATCATTAGCAGATATTGCACTGAATATTCTTTGGAATCCTGTGTCAATAGTTTGATATGAATATATCTGTCCCCATTGAGCATTATTAATAGCCTTTATAGAACCATAGTAAGATACTACTTTGATATCTCTCTGAGCTTCAGGACTAGCACAGTTTTCTGCTTCTGAAATTGTAAATCTTGAAGTGTCACTAATTTGACTTACACCTGCTACAACAAGAGAAGGGGTGTCATTAGGATATGGCAAAGGTGATACAGGTATTCCATTTCTAACATCAATAGTTTTAACATAAACTGAAGACTCTCTGTTCCAGTTATTAAGATCATAATTATCACCTACGTTCTGTACACCTGGAAATACGTATTGAGCTAGATCAAGTTGTCTTTGTTTAATTCCTTGATTATTAGAAATATCTGCACTATAATCATAACTAGATATAGAGTTAAATGAATATGCAAAGTTTTGTCTACTAATACCATTGATATAAATCTGTAAGTAAGTTTGATATGCTGTAAAGAATGCTGTAGGACTAAATCCCCCAAGATCAGCTATTCTCTTACTAGAGGTTAAAGCATCAACTTGTGTTTGTTCAGTGATAAGCTTATACATAGCATGTTTCTGCACTTCAACAAAATGAGCTCTTCCTCCACCAAATAATACACTCTCTAACTTAAGAACATTACCTAGTGTAGGTTGTCCAAAAGAAGTCTCTGGAGAATTAAATACTTGTCTGTAAGCAGACTCAGGATTATTAAATCCATCTAATTTATTAGGATAACAATTTAAGTTTTCACTTGTGTTGCTAGCTACTATTTTATAATTACTTAGTCCTGATGTTCTTACAGGGAAAGTGGTAGAGTTAAATGTTTTAACGTTGTTACCACCTACAACACTACCTACTGTTATACTTTGTAATGCTCCTGTAACTGGATCTGTATAATTAAATGTAACAGAACTAACAGCTGAATTATTTGTAATTGTATAAGTAGTAGTTGTAGTATTTGTAAATGTTGCAGAACCACTATTTACAACAGGAAGTGTGATAGAACATATTTCAGTGGTACTGCTAGTAAAAGCTTGTGTATCTACTTCTCCTGTAAAACAGTTTGTGTATTGTAAGATACCAGGAGTTGTCACTGATACAGAGAACGTATCACATTGAGAGTTGTAAGCATTGTTTCTCTCAAGTAAGAATGGATCTTCACTTAAGTCATTGTATGGATAGTTAGGATAGTAGTAGTATGTAGCATTAGGATCAGCAGGATCTTCTCTAGTGTATTTACCTACATTTCTAAGAATACCTTTAGCAATAATAGATTTGTTTGTACTTCTATTACCTCTTACTATTTTAAATCCAGCAATAGATGCCTTCTCTTCATTTGTTAAACTAGAGCTTTGAATAGCAAATGCCACTTGTTGTACATCTATCTTCACACCTATTGGATAGATAGCATTGGCAACTTGCATTACAGGTTCTATCTGACCTCCATTATATACAATGCTTGGACTCTCAAAGTAAGGACTTACAAGAACATCAGGAAATTTATGGTGTCTAATTGGTTTACCAGCTAAGTCTCCCCATACATCTACGTTACATGGATACTCCTCAGTAGACTCCCAATATGCAAAGTCTCCAGATTGATAAGGGTATGCCTCTCCTATCTTCCTAGTATTGTCTGTAGGAACAGGATACGTTGTAGATACACTGGCTGTATTATATATTTTCCAATTAGGACTATATTTATAAAGTGTAACAGGTTCAACATTAGTAGCAGTACCTATGAAGTCAGGAGTTGCATTAGGACCAGTTTCATAAATAGGAGTTAAATCATTAGAAATTGGTGATCTACCAGGAATATGAAAACCATCTGTTTGCTTACCATTGGTTAATAAGAATACAATTTCAAATGCATAAACCTCATCTCTTAAATATCCTCTTAAGTTGGAAGTATAAAAACCATCAGCATAGGTGTTACCAGCTGGCAGTTTATATGTCTCCCATTGAAGTTGTACTTGATTAGCAACGCTTTGATAGTTGATTCTATCAATAGAAGTTAAGTTGTCCCAAACAATAACATCTTGTACGTTTGTTACATCTTGAGCAATCTCATAATAAGGAAACTTTTCAAGAACATCTGCAAGACTCAAAGGAATCTGAGTTGTGTTCTGTCCTGTATAAGTTATACTTGTAGACTTTTCTTCAATGTTATATGTTCCCACTAATTCTACAGTGGTACCATTATTAATGGTCTTTATAACAGCTAAGTTAAAGTATTGGAAGTATCCTGTAACATCTAAGTTAGTAATATTTAATACAATAGATTCACCTACAGAATATTGAAAATCAGGAGTTGTTATTTCTGTATTAGCAATAGATGTAGGATTAGTTATAGAGAAGTAGGATGTATAAGCATCTCCTGAAGCATTACCATATTGAATAGCAAATTGATAAGTACCAGCTCTCAAATCTCCTCCTACAACAATTTCAGCAACTTCTATATTAGGAATTTGAAAGTTAGGTTGTACATCTAACTTATTACAATCAAGAACTCCTTGTCCATCTACTACTAGAATAGTTGGATCACAAGTATTACCTCCTTCATATGAAAAAACATATGGAACTTGCTCAATGTTAATATATCTTCTTGGATTTAATCCATCAGTCCAATAAACCTCAGTGGTACAGTTTGTAATCTTATGTACAGCCTTGTGTATTGGATAGTTTATATCAAAGTTTAAACATTCTGAGTTAGCACAAACTGTTAAGTCTGTATCAGGAATAGGAGTACAAAGTGTGCGATATACACAATCATTGTTATCCATATATCCTATCTCACTTCCTCCTGTTTGAGGATTCGCTAAGAAGAATATGTGTTTGTTTTTCTCTTGTATGAAATGAGTTCCAATAAGCTGAAAGCCTTCAGGAAACTCTAAGCAAGCTTCATTACTTGGCTCATTCTGATAGCTTACAGAATTAGCGTCAAAGTTTTCTAATGCTGCGTTTAGAGCATAAGAAAGCTTACCCTTCTGTATTTGATTTACAGAAGAGTCCATGTCTAATCCAACTCTGCCAAGATTAAATTCTTGTCTTACGTTAGATGTTCCTTGATTATCTATTCCATCCTCTGCCATATCTTGAGCTTCTATTTGGTAATTCATATTGTCCAAAGCGTTGTAAGTCATTTCTTACTCTTCTTTGTTTAGTCCATGCGTCTTGCTTCTTAATTTCAGTGTAAGCCATAATGAATGCTTCATCATGTAGCTGTTTGTAATATGCTAGCTTCTGTTGTATTTGATTAAAAGTTTCATCATTGATTTGATTAGCCAATGTCTCAAACACCTTGTATTTAATAAACGCTTCTACAAACTCTCTAATACGATAGTTATCAGGAATTAACTGATTACCAATAGCATCATAGTCTGTAGCATAGAATATCATATGAACTATACCACAACCAAAGTTAGTGACAAACTTATTATCTCTAATGTCAAAGCTATCATATCCTGCTGATCCTGGAGTGAACTCATGTATAGGAGGAGCAGGTGTATAGAATTCCCAAGCATCTGTATAACTTACATCACACTTACTTTGACAAGATATATTACCTGGTTTTAATAAGTATTCTCTTTTTATTGATCTAGCAATCTGTTGATTGGTTTTATATACTGCTTGGATGATATCAGGCATACACGTAGGACATCCTGTTGTACAGTTAGGTTCTACACAAGGAACTCCACCACTAATAATAGGAGAGACTTGTATTGTTGTTTGAGAAGCAGCTTGAGAATAGAACGAGTTAGCTGTTTGATATGGGTAGTTAGATGGTATCTCTGTACACATCCAAGCCTCTCTAACAGCAAAGAAGTTATCAGGAAGTCTAGCCTCATAACCAGAAATATCTAGCGTCTGTTCAGCAATGACATAACTTGACCTACCTAACTTCTGTAGACATTTGTCTAAGTAAGTAGGGAAAAGCAAATCATCCACTGCTCCTGTGTCAAAGTAGGATTTTAACTCTTCCTTAACAACTGAATAAATTGGTTCAGGTGAGACAAAATTGTATCTGTAATAGTATGCCATGTTCTTTTATTTTTTCCATTCACAATAAATGTGTTGGTATTTATCATCTGTTTTTATGTAATGTGACAGCAATCTAGAAGTGGTACGAGAAGGTTTGAAATACCAAAGATTTATATTACGAATCCTAGTGGACTCTTTAAACCACATCCAACCAAAAAAGAATCCCTCTGTATGAAAGTTGAAGTTGTAGATGATTTTTCCCTTTTGTTTTGTCTTCTGCCAGTCTACTGGTAGGTTAACCACTTCTTTTCCATCAACTGTCTTTGTTTTCTTTCTCTTCTTTTTATTGATAGAGAACTCACCAAAGCCAAAAGGAAGTCTTGCTTTCTCTCCTGTTTCTAGAATGTAGTTTTTAAAATTGTCATTATATAAATATATAATGTTTCGCCACTCATCAAATGTAATTTTTATGGTGGGATGTTTCTTACAAAAGTTACTGTAGTTTTCTTTACTAGAGCTTCTCCAGTCTATCTTAGTACGCATTAGCTTGTTGGTTTTGCATTGGGAGCTTGTCCATCAATGCCATCAAATGTTTGGTCTGTTTTAATGCTAAAGTATGTCGATAATAGTTTTTGAGAAGTAAGTTGTAACACTTGTGTTATTAAGTAGCCTGGGCATCCAAACTCTTTGTCTAATGGATTTATACAATACTCTTCATTTGTTACAGAAGGAATGTTTCCACAAGCACAATCATCAGGATATAAAATACTGTTTGGAATATCTTCTTCAAAGAATGCAGATATTCTAACTGATTTTAAGTTAGGATTGTTAACATATAGATACCCACCATTAGCTATCCAATAGTATTGTTCAGCTTTTATGATAGGAAGTTTTAATAGATTTAAGTATCTATTGATTGTAATCTCTTTGAATCTTTTTCCTTTACCTCCCATAGCGTTTATAGAATAAACACCTTGGATTAAGTATTGATAGTTTCCCTCACTGATGCGAGGAAGTTTGTATTTGCTTCTTGCAACTTGACAAGGGTCCACATATTCACAGCAATCAGAAATAGGCACCTCTAGCATTTCCAAACAAGGAAGTGTTTGAAATACAGTATCAGTAGCCCAAAGCTTTCTGAGATTAGTCTCACGTTTGATTAGTAAAAATGTGTTGTTCTTGATTTCAGACGCAACCACTCTATCAGTAATTAGATTATCTGTAGTGAGCAATTTATGTACTGAACGTACATCTGAAACCATTTGTCTTAATGTTGCCATTATAAATACTGTTTGAATATATTTGTCATCCCATCACAGTCATCTATTAAAAATCCTGTTACTTCTGCCTTGGACATTGTGTGACCCATCTTGTCGTCCCAAAGACTTTTAGCATTTGAAAATGCTGGAATTTGATAAAACTTTATACCATTGAAATCATGACTCACCTCATGGTGTTTGTCTCCTGTAAAAATGTAAAACTTGCTATGACTAGACCAATGTTCTCTAAACTCTATTGGGAATAAAGCTGCAAGCTTAGCTGGTTTGATAGCATCTCCATGGTTAAACATCAATGCTGAATCACCATAGCTTACATACTTTCTATACTTAGGAGATAAATCAAATGCTAATCTCTCTGTATTTCTGAAGTAGGTTTGTAACCAGTTAACTAAATGCCAACCTACAAACTCATCATGATTACCTGCCACATAGATTACATTTACATTCTGAGCATATTGTAATAACATTGTAATCATTAACACCTCATGTCCACAGATGTATTCAAAAGATGTATGATATGTATGCGTGTTCTGTTGAGGAGTTCCTTTTGTAGTGGCATTTGTATACTCACTGTTAAACTCATCAGATCCTATTATGTAAGTTATGTTCTGCAAGTTGTTGGATAACTGAGCTTGATTAGCTATCAGTTCCACCTTGTACATAATGTTAGCTAGTCTATCTGCTACATTATTATTACCATCTATGTCCCATTTGTTTAAGTGAGAGTCTTGTTTGTTGATAACTAACATACCATTTGGTTTGTTAAAGTCAACCTTAGGACTCATAACTTCTTGAGACACAGGCTTATATGAAGCTAAAAAGTCTACAAACACATCTTGAAAAACTTGTTCTGTAGACTTCTTCCCTAACCATGCTTTGACTTGCCAATGAGGATTGTTTCCATTTCCCCAGAAGTTTTGAACATATTTGGTTATCTCCCACTTCTCTGTATCTATCTTACATTTCTCAATGAGTTCGTCTAAACTCTTAACCTCTTCGCTAAAGTTGGCTACAACCTCTCCTGTACCCTTAGCTAGATCTTCTGTAAACTTAATAACCCTGTTTTCTAGATCAGCAATATAGTTCCCTATCTCAGCATCTTCTTCACTCTTCTCTTGATTTCTTAATTCTTTTAATAGCTCATCCACCTCAAACTCTGTAATTCCAAGCTTATCAGCATAGAACTTTTTACTTTTTTTCCAGTGTAGAATCTCTTCTAGCTGTTGCAGCAAGGATTGATTTTCAGGCATATGTAGTTTAGTTTAGTTAAAATTACTGTAAAGGTAGGAATTATTTTTGACATTTTCAAAATTTTGTTAACTAATTTAATTATATAGAATAACTTTTTTAGTTAGAGTTTAAACAAAAAACCCCCAGGGTAGAAACCCTAGGGGAGACCATCTGTAAACCAACAAACAGGGGTTTTTAATCAGGTGTGTTGCAAGTTGCAACTAAACTAAATGTACCAGAGCTAGTGAAACAGTTCACTGTATCTGTTCTTAAGCGATAGCTACCTGCAGATAAGATGTTAGAAGGTAATGTTGATGCCCAAGTTCCTGGACTCATGCTTGTCTGAGTATAAGTGAACGTATATAAAACTGTGGTATTTGCAGCATCCATAATGTAACATGCATATGTTCTTGTACCAGTTCCAGAGTAGTAATATCCACCAGGAGTGATAAGAGCTGTATTTCCTGCAGTCACTGTGAATGGAGCAGATTCACCTCCAGAACATGTAGCGAGTGCATTTCTATCACCAGTTATACATTCAACAAATGCTGTGGTTGTAGAGGTTGTTGTAGAAGTAGAAGTGCTACTAGTTGTAGTGGTTGTTGCACCACTTAAAAGTATATCAAGATAATTTGTACAAGTGCCTGTAGATTGTACTCTGATAACAGAAGCATTATCAGGCACATTTAAAAGATTGTATCCTGCTACTAATGCAGCTCTAGATACACCACTTGCTATTGCTGTGGTATATCCATCTACATTTGAATAAAGGTTAAAGGGACCTACGTCTGTCCCTGCTAATGTTAATGTTACTAAGACTGTCATATTATTGATTTGTTTGGTTTAATTAAGATAATTTTGTCCAAGTAGATCCACCATTTGTAGATCTCCAAAGTCCAGTTGTTTCTGCAGCAATTGCTACAGTTGCATTATAAGAAATTGATACACTAGTCCAAAGTTTAGAACTTGCTACTGAAGAAAGTGTACCAAATGAAACTGATTTATATAAAGTGCTTGCTCCTGAAGTACCTGGAACAGCTATTATATTTGTACCACTTCCATCTATAGTTACACCAAGCCATTGAGTAGAAACTCCACCAAAATTTGCATACGTGTCACCATAATCTATACTTCTTTTCAACTGAACATTTCCAGGACTATATCCGTAAAATCCACCTTGATTAGCAACAACCACTTTTGATCCATCAGCAGAGGTACTCACTCCATAATATGTTTGATTACCATCTTGAGCTTTGGGTGTAAAATTACCTAAAGCAGTTGTTGTTCTTCCTACAGTTCCATCAAATGCTGCCATACTAAGATTAATGGTAGCAGCATATTGACGATTACCTGAACTATCTACTGTAACAGCATAGGGTGCTTGAGGATAAAGACCACCAAAAGAAAAATCTACTCTTACAAAAGATACTCCATAATCTGAAGATCTCCAAATTTGACCCAACCCTGATTCTGCTTCACCTAAATTTATTGCTCCAACAATTACATATTGTCCTGTTCTATTTGTAGTAATTGAAGAATATGCTCCTGTTGCAGTACCTGTAGTATTCCAATTAACACCATAATCTGTAGATCTTGAAATAACACCTGGTTGTCCTTGAGCTTGTGAAAGACAATACATATACTCACCTGTTCCACTTACAGCAACTCTATAGAGTGTATTTGTCCCAGCAACAGTAACTGTTGTATAAGTAAGTCCATAGTCATTAGAAATATATAATTTATTATTTGTAACGCATATTGTAGCTACATATTTTCCATCATTTGAGCTAGTAACATCATCTCTACTTACAATAGTCTGAATAAAATTAAGGTTGTTAGTTGGATTAAATATAGTTGTTGTTGTTGTTGTTGTTGTTGATCCACAAGGTCCAGTTTTACAATTACCAATAGGTGTTAACGTTCCTGTACCTGATACGATGTTAGCTTGTAATAAGCCACCAATAACAGCTGCACAAATATATCTAGTACCAGCTGTTGCATAAACATAGTTTTCATTTACTCCAAAACAATTAAATGTTGCTACTTCACCACCAGCAGATGTAATATTTACTTCAACACAATTACAAGGATCTGAAATAAATGTTGTGGTTGTACTTGTTGTACTTGTACTTGATGTAGTAGTTGTAGTTGGAGGTGAAACTAAATTAGACTTAACAACAAGTTCATTAACAGACTTACCTGTAGGAATTATATTTACAAAAAATTCTGCTTCACCTGAAGTTACTTGTTTAGTGTTAGGAACAGGAATTATATTCTTTAATGTAAATACTCCATTGTTCACAGCATCCTGTAAATTATTTAATGAAACACATTGATTATTTGCTATTGATGCCCAACTCATTACTTATTTAATATTAATTTGGTTTTAAAATATTATATTGGGCAACCTAATGTAAATGACCACGCAGTTCCTGGAAGAGGAGCATAAACAAAAACATTTGCTGTAGTTGGTGAGGAAGCATTTTTAGAAAATACAGAAGTTCCATTACCAGGACTTACTACTAGTGGATAACCATCTCCTGGCCATTGAGTAGTGTTTGGATAAGTTAATCCTGTTATAGGATCTACTTTACCACTTAAAGAAGAATTAAAGTTACTTCTAAGACTTCCTCCAATGTTATAATTAGAATTACCTCTATATCCTGTATCAATTACAAAATTACCATTCCATTGAACTATAAATCTATCAGGAACATTTTGTGCATCAAATGTCAGAGTAGTATTTCCTGTACCACTACCAACTGTAATTGTGAATGGTGTTGGATATGTAACTCCTCCTGAATAAGAAGTTGGATTTCCACAAGGAGTTGGAACTTGAGTAGTTGATGTAGTTGTTGTACTACCAGAAGATATTACATCACTTTTAATTACAAGTTCATTAGCAGACCTATTTGTTATATTTTGAATGTTTACATAAAATTCTGCTTCATTTCTAGTGACTTGTTTGTTACTAACAGGGATAGCATTTTTTAATGTAAACACATTATTGTTTACACCATCTTGTAAATTATTGCAAGAAATACACTGATTGTTTGTTAAGGATGCCCAACTCATTATTATTTTAATTTAGCTTCAAGTTCTGCAATACGTTTTTCTAATGCTGCTATCTTTAATGTATGAACAGCTATGTAGTTTACACTTAACTTTTCATCTATCTCATTAACAACATCAGGAATAATTTCTTGTACTTGTTGAGCTGAATAACCATAGTTAATTGTATTAGTTACAATATCAGTACGCTTAAATTTAATTACATCTATTCCAAGCACATTTATTTCTGGGTTCCATTCTAATACATCCTTATACCTAATATCAGAAGTTTCAAAAAATGCTGGAGCTGTAACACCAGATGAATCAATTGTAACCACATCAGCATTCATTGCTCTAATTATCACACCTCCACCATTATAGTTACCAATAAATGCTGTATAACCTGATGTAGGAAGTAATTGTAATGTAGCAGTATTACTACCACCTAATGCTCTAACTGTAACGTATGGTTCTATGCCTGCAAAATCTGCAACATAGTTTCCTGCTGGTTGACCATTACCTAGATATACATTAAGTCTTGATCCTGGATTAGGACCACCTATTGATGTATAATTATCATCATCATATATAGAACATCCTACAGCAGAAGTAGCACTACTATATTTAAGAACTTGATTAGTAGCACCAGAAATACTATTAGATACACCAGAAGATCCACTAGTACCACTAACCCCAGAAGATCCAGAGCTACCTGATGATCCAGAAGAGCCAGATGAACCTGAAGATCCACTAGACCCTGATGATCCATTTGTACCAGTTGTTCCATTGGTACCACTAGTACCACTAGAACCAGAAGTTCCATTTGTTCCACTTGTACCTGTTGTTCCAGAAGTGCCAGTTGTTCCATTAGTACCAGAAGTACCAGCTGTACCAGACGTACCACTAGTACCAGCTGTACCATTTGTTCCAGAAGAACCAGAAGTACCACTAGAACCATTACCACCTGCAGCTCCTGCTAAGTTAACTGTCCAAGAACTATAAGTTCCTGAACCTACAGTAGCACTTGGTGTACCTAAAACTAAAACACCTGTTCCAGAGTTATAAGATGTAACTGGAGAAGTTTGATAGTTTGATCCATTAAATGAAATTAATACAGATTGTGCTATGGTATAAGAAAGTCCTGTACCAACAGTAATTGTACCTCCACTTCCTAGTGTAAATGAGCTAACTGATGTTGTAGCATATTTATCACCTGATAGTCCTGCTGTACCACTGGTTGCATTTTGACCACTTGTGCCACTGCTTCCATTAGCTCCGTCAGCTCCTGCTGTTCCTGCTGTTCCTGCTGTTCCACTAGAGCCATCAGTACCACTTGTACCACTATTACCACTTGATCCTGAATTTCCACTTGTACCACTACTACCACTGATTCCAGAACTACCATCAACACCACTAGAACCATTTTTACCAGCAGTTCCTGAACTTCCAGAAGATCCAGAAGAACCAGACAAAGCTGATGTACCAGAAGAACCTGCTGTACCATTTACACCAGCAGCACCTTGAGCACCAGTTACACCACTAGAGCCAGAAGAACCAGAGGTTCCAGAAGAACCACTTGTACTAGGAGTTCCACTAGTTCCTGATGTTCCATTTTTTCCACCACCTCCACCACCTGTTACTACATAGTCAATTTTTTCTAATGCAGTGGTTAAAGTGTCACAAGTGTTAACACCTGAGTTAGGAAGATTAGGTCCAACATAGACAGTATTATTACTATTATAAGGAGCATCTGCACAGCCTGTAGCACCACACCAGCAGCCCCAGCCACCAGTGCCAGCAGTGCCAGCAGTACCAACACATCCACAATCACCCACTACACCACCACAACAACCACAGTTTTGACCAGGTTGATAATATGCAGTGTAACAAGGATTAGGATTAGGATAGCAAGAAGAACAAGACATTTTATAGTTAGTTTAAATAGATTAAGGAATATACATAATATAATATGCAGCTATTACAGGTTGTATGTTAGGATGAGCTCCTCCACTACCTGTATCGCTGTTTGAAACAGCCACACTAAGTGCTACAGGACCAGCTCCACTTGCACTACTTATACCAGAGTTATGTACTTGAGAACTAGCAATTGAAAATTTATAACTTGCATTACCACCATCTCCTTTTTCATTTGCCATAACTTGTAATGCATTTGGAGCAGGACTATTACCAGGACCTGATCCTCCCATTATTATGTGAGTGTGGTTTGGCACTGATCCAGATGCCACTACAGTAGCATTATGACTATGTACAGGAATTTGTGATGTAATCAAAGTTACAGTGTTTGCTCCTGCTGTGTTATACAAAGCATAGTTTGGATTACCAGCATTAGCAGGATTTACTGCAGCATCTAATGGAGCACCTGGTACATTTTGAATGGCTCCTACAGCAGCACGTCCTCTTCTATCAGGGGTGCCATTTAGACCATTACATAAATATACTTTGAAGAAACCATTTGCTGGGATGCCAATACCTGATCCATCAAAGTTTGTTAATGGTCCATAATATTCATAGGCTACAAATGGAACCATTTTTAAATACTGTTGGGTAGAACCACCACCTGATGTACCTGCAATATATGCAGCAATCAAAGCATCAAGATCTGCTAACTTAACATAGTTTGTATTTACATTAAGAGTAAGAGCAGTAAGATCAGTTGAAACTGCACAAAGTTTATTTATAGTAGCCTGAACAATATCATGAGTGTCAGAAGAAGCTGTAACTCCTGTAAGACAGCCAATTGTATAATCAGCATTTAATATAGTTAGTGTATTATTAATACTAACAACACGAGTGTTAATATCACAAATAGCTCTTACAATTCCTGAAATTATTGTAGGAAGTGTAAAAGTACTACCTGCAGGTAAAAATGTCTGCATGTAGTTACATAAAAAAGTAGGGTTTATACTAATGTTTATACCAGATCCATTCAAGAAAGAAATGACTTTTTCTATCAAAGCAATCTCTACTTGGTATAAAGAATCACCAGCATCAATGCCCACTGAGGCATACGTAACTCCTGTATATCTGACACACTTATCAGATACTATATCAACACAACCATTGTAGCAACTTTCGCAAGACATATTATAATTTATTTATTAATTAGAATTTTAACCCTGCTTATAACTTGAGAGGTAGTGGGAAGACCACACACCATAGCATAATCTGGATTACAAGATCTATATTCTAATATACGTTTGTAATTTAGTAAATCTCCTATTACATCCCCAGGGATGTAAGTATTGGTAGAAAAGGAGATATTGTTATATTCAATATTTGCCCAATATGTCAACCTTGCATCAATTTGTGTAAGAGTTGCTGGGATACTACCATTTATTACACAATCTGTCAATCTTGGTGTAAGCATCTTTTAATCTTTTTAGAGCATTTTTTGCTTTGTTGTGACAAGCTGAACATAGGCCATTAATCAACTGACAGCCACATCCAACTTTCATGCCACATCCTCTACAGTTTGCCATATTAGTAGAAATTAATTATATAGTTGTTTCCTGTACAACCACATTGGTTAGCAATAAAATAGTCAAGTTGTCTATTAGCTTGATTGTACAATCTGTTAGCTGTATCAATTGCACAGTTATTAGCTGCTGCTATAGATCCTTGAATCATATAATATACACTATTTAATACCACCTTAGCTTGGGTTCTGATAGCTGAATCACATTCCATCATATCAAGTTTCATAAAAGCACTATCAAACTTTTCCTGAATAGCATTTGTACGCATTATGTTTTTTTCTACATAATTAGTATTTGCTGGAGCCACTGAATATTTTAAAAAATATACACCATCAGGTAATGGAGAAATAGCAGGAAAAGCAGTTAAACCCAATATAATTGAGTTATAAGTATTTATTTGTTGAACATTGAAAGGAATAGCTACAGGAACAGTATAACCAGGCACAGTTATTTGCATAGTTGGAGAACTAACACTTGGTGGATTTGTATTATACACAGACGTATCAGCTATTGCTAATGTGCTAGTATCATAAGTGTTAATTACTAAAAAATCTAATGTCATGATTTATATAATAAAAATGCCAGAGGATTTGAGATATCCTCTCACCCTCTGGCATAGGTTAATATGATCTTACCTTAGTTCTTAAGGGATCAAAGTAGTTGTTGTTGAAGTACTAGGCCATACAGTAGTTGTAGTACTAGTTGTAGTGATACAAGATGTATCTCCAGCAACAGTTCCTAAAGCAGCTTCTAATATAGCTTCGATAGCAGTTGTTTGATTGCTAGGAACAGCAATAATCACTGTGCTATCTTCATAGATATAGTCACCCCATTGGTACTCAGATTTATTATACTCATTGAATTTGATATAGTACAAATCATAGATTTGACCATCAGTTACCCAAGACTCAAAGTTCTCGTTGTAACCACCCATTCTGTATAAATGCTTTAAGTAACCAGCTTGGTAGCTATAGAAGTTCTTCTCTAATTGTTGAACTTCAGCAGAAGTACCAACAGGATAGTTAGAACGTTGTCTAATCACTGGAGTAGCAACTCTGTTACAAGGATCATCAACAATGAAATCAGCAGTTGTAGCTGGACCAGAGAAGATGAAAGTTCTGAAGTAGAATCTGTCATACTCCCAAGGGAATGCAGCAACGTCACAAGGCTGGCCATATTTAGTCAATGGTTTACCAGTGATACGTAAGAACGCATTTGCATTGTTACCAAGTCTTTGGAATTGGTAAAATTGATTTAAAGTGATGTTATCAGGATTGTTACCTGGAGCATCTAACTCTAAATGATAGATAAGATCATCAATCAATGCAGGCACATCTACATCTGTACAAGGATCGTCACCACATCCAAGACATGGAGCATTAACTGTTACAGAACGAGTGAAACCATTGAAGTACAATGTTTCTAAGTAGCTAGAGAAACCACGTAAAGTTAATGTTACAATCTCACCAGGTTTAACTGTGAAACCAGTTACATCAGTAACTTGATTTACAGCAGTTGCACAACCATTAGACTTGTACCATTCAGTTACGTTTGACTTACAAGCAGCACCAGTTACACATCCAGCAATTTTGTCTGAACGCTTAGAGCCTTGTAAATACGTGTTTGTTCTACCTTGAGCAACATAGAAATAAGGGGCATCAGCGATGTTACTAGATGTAGCAACACTATAGTCATTTAGGAAAATACCTACTTGACCAGCTGTTAAATTCTGTGTAGATCCAGAGCTAGGTAATGTGTTTCCTACTGGTACTACAAAGAGGGTGGTTAATGAAAAATCAGCCATTTTGCTTTATATTTAATTGTGAAAAATTATTCGTTTGTTTGTATTCTATAGATTGAGCTTTGAACAGCACTTTGGTTTTCTGTATACATTGCCAAGTTTTGTACTGTAAGATCCAACAACTCATCTTCTAAGTAAGTCTCAAGTTCACAGTTTTGATCAAAAGAAGGCAAGCCATCTAACATGATATATCCTGTCTTGTTAATGTACACTGGATATCTCATATATGATATGTAAATATCTTTTGGTGTAAATGTACCATCTGTAAATATAGATATCTCGTCAGAGGATAGAAAGTTAAATGTTTCTTGATATTCGAAAGAAGGCTTGTAGTTGTCATTAGTTAGTATAAACTGAATGTCACCATGTTTAGCCAAATCTCTATTTATCCATATCTTTCTATTTGTACATCTTCCTTTGTCTGCTAATATATAACTATCAAGATAGAACATATATTTTGGAGTCAAAACATTAAGACTTGCAAAATACTGATTCAACTGTGCATTCTTTAATGCTAAAGGCAAAGGTTGATTGTTATAGGTGATAACTAAACTTTGAAGGTCTTCATAGCGTTTTTTAAATGCATCCAACCCATAACCAGAGTTTGTACTAGTACCATCAACCTTTTGCTTTATTAGCTTTATCTGAGCTTCGTTAAGTGCTAGAATCTTATCTTCTAGGTTAATTTGTTGATGCTCATTTGTTGATAGTTTATTTAGTTTCTGGTCAATCTTATATAATAAACTATCTACTGGGATCATAATGAGGCTATTTTTTTTCCTTTTAATTTGCCTTCCAAAGTCAATAACTGATCTTGGTTGTCTTCATCTGCAAGGAATTTAACTAAATCATCTTCATCAACTGCTATTTCAAATTCACCTTCAAAAACTCTACCATTAGGTCTCACTCTATAAATTGAATGAGCAACAGCTTGTTTTACTAGGTCTTTGATATGGAGCAAGTTTTCTTTCATATCTGCAAATCTGTTGAACACTTCTATAGGGTTCAAACCTTGATATTTGCCATTCTTGAATTCTGTTTGTTTTAGGAGGTTATCCACCTGATTGTAAACTGCTTCTTCTTTAGAATCATCAGATACTGGAAGACCAAGTAGACGAGCCACTTTCTTCTTCTTCTCAGGAGTCATAGAATCAAACTTAACAATAGCTTTATTAATAAGTTGTTTCTTTTTAAACATCACCTTGTTTTCAATCTCATCATCTGCAACATAATATTGAATGTCTGCAGGGAATTCACCACGCTCCCAAGCTTGATAGCTAGAAGCAATTGTTGGATGAACTCTCAACCATGAGAATGCTAGCTCTTGCAATGGCATTGACAAATCATAATAATTGTCGCCATCCATAAGCTTAACAGGTTGTACGTGTAAGGAATCATCAACAGAAGTTGATAAGCCATAGTTCCAGAACTGAGAACGAGGACCTAAGTCAACACCACCTAATGCTGCTTCTAGCTTGTCTCTTAATTCTGTTACTCTTTCAATCTCCATCTCTCTTTCAAGAGGATCAGAGATTCTTCTGATGTAAGCAGCCTTTGGATCTAAGCCTGTTCTGTACTGACCATCCAATTCTTTATAAGGATATTTAAAAACTCCTGTACCAGGAATTCTTGTGTAGCCTCTTGATGCAAGTCCACCTTGCATTGTTTGTAACTGAGAATTGTTGTAGTCTTTTTTAATAGTAGATATTTTTCCTATCTTGCCCATATGTAGTTGTTTTTATTTGGTTTATTTGCAGATGGTTCCCATCGAAGGGAACACTGTACAGAATTTACTTGTACATGTCCATCTGTGTTAGAAGACTCCCCCACTGGGATGTGGGGGGAACGTCTTCTGATTTTTTTATGCGAAACACCAGAGGTGTCAGTCTAAGAATACTATCCTTAGAGGGGCATTATTAGAATTGAGGAATTTCTTCAATCAATACTGTTCTAGATAAATCTTCAATGAATACATCACAACGATCCTTCATCCAAATCTCATATCCAGGGAACTTGTTCGCAGAACTCATACCTTGAGACTTAGCAAAGCCTAAGTGGTGACGAGTACCATCGATATAACCCCAAGTCATAGAAGGTGCACCCTTCATACGTACTTCACGAATATTATTGATCATAGAACCATCAGACATTGGAGATACATCAAACACCATAAATACTGGAGTTGACTTCTTGTTCTGTCCAAATTCTAAATTTGTTTGAGGAAGGTCTAACTCTTTCAAGTGGATTAATTCAACACGACCAGTCTCACGAGTTACCATTGCATCGAATGCAAAGTTGTAAGTGATGTGTTGTCCTTCTCCTTGCATGTATCTGTTACCAGAATCAGCCATGAAAGTTAAGCCAGAATTCAAAGCATCTGTCTTTAAAGCTTGTTGGAATACGTCAAAGCCAGCTTCATTAGTGTACATTTTAACACGTCTGTCTTTAACATCCACACGTCTGTAGAATAAGTCACCAAATACAGAACGAATTAAGTTCGCAGTGAAC